GGCGGCGCAGCGCGAACTTACGCTCCGGCCTACGGCCTGCGCTCCAGTTCACGCTGGTAATCCTGTCATGACCAACTAGAGAAATAATCCTACCTGCAGACTCTCATCCCAATGTGTCCAGTACAAGGGGTCGGATCACCGGGGACGCGCTGGATCTCGATGTCGTTGTGGTCTGGGATTTGAAAGCCGCGAACAACGACAGGCAGGGCCGACTCCTTGCTGACAGGAACGGGATTCCCCTGGGCATCGAGAAAGACTTCTGCCGAAGCTTCGACGTGATGGCTAATGCCGCCGATTGATGTGATGTCGCTCATGCCCCATTGCATGGGCGTCAACGCTATTTCTGAATAAGATTGATAAGGGCTTGGATTTCAGGGGTGCCGAGTATAAAAAGGCCTTGGACTTTCAACTCGGTTATCCCGTCGATGGAACGGGCGCCCGGATGAAAGAATCCTCGACTCCAGGCCACCAAGGGAAAACCAGTTGCCGTTGTCCAAGAGTTGCGAGGCCATCACGCTCCCGGAGCGGGAATCCGGGGCCATCCTACTTGGTTGCCCTGAAACCGAAAAACAGGCGCAAAGGCGTCACCCTCAAAAACTCCAGAAGCCAAGTTCCCTGAAACACCCACTACGGCCAATGGGAAAAAGTCTTCACCGAATGATTCAGATTCCCAGAAATAGGCGCGGTATTCTGCCCAAGGATAGTTTTTTATTGGATACTCATCAATCGAGGATTTTTGAAATGTCACGGTTCTTGTCTCGACGCCACCACTGTTACTCCACCCCAGAAATGAAATGCTTCCAATGTCTTCCGGAAACGCATCAAAATATGGAAATTTCGGTGGTGTTTGATTTAGAAAACTAAATCCAGGAGAAACCGACAGGATCACTTTCCCAACACTAGAAATGGAGAGTTTTTCATAACTTATATTATAGGTATCCACATCAAAGATTTGTAACCAATAAGGATCGCCACCATGGTCAAACCACATTTCTGGGGATTGATAGCGATGTAGGATGAAATCCCCACCGTCATAAAAGGTATCCCAAAGGTCGTTAGGAGCGGAGTATCCGCCCTCCACCGGCTGGTCCGCTAAAGCATATTGCTGGTCTCTCCAGTCTTCAAAAAAAAACAGGTCCGTGAGCGTAATGGTAAAAGACTCGGAGGCCGTTTTTCTCCAAGTGCGGGAGGTAGCCGTCTGTTCGGTCAACGTGTACCCATCCGGGATCATGAGCGGATTGACAGGCCCGATGCCGTAAGACGAATCCGTGGTGACAGTGACCTCCGATGTTTTGTACCAGGATCCCGAGGATTCAAAATCCGAAAACAGCCCGAGATCTCTGGCTTTGTGAAGGGCGCTCGTTTGGCCAAACCAAGACCCAAGCTGCGCTCCTCGTTGCACTCCTATTCCCGTAGGGAAAAAGATCCAATTATTCTCCCACGAATTAACCATCGCCAATGCTGCTGGGGATGCTTGCGAGAGATCATTGAGGAAAGGTCCAATCGAAATAGTGGACGGATACTTGATGCGGGTGTAATTGATTCCAGATTGTCCGGGGTCAATCATAACCTCGGTCAACGTCCAATATGAAGGATCCTCTTCTGGAGTGGGTGAGCTAAAGTAGTCCCAATAATTTCCATTAGCATCGACATAGAAGTATTCATAGGTAGGGGGAACACTATCCACCGATACCGTTTCGGTGTCTGAAGCACCTTCCATGGTCATCACAGGCCCCATCTTCCAAGAGGACAGGGTGGAATCCCACGACCACGACCCAGAAGAGAGGTCGATGACAACAGGCGTCTGCTTTATCGTGTTACTACCTGCATCGCCTTCATACTCAAAAGACGACGCAGGGTAGTCAGCATCAACTCGGTAATACCAAAGCTGCACCGACGCCCCCGCTGGGAATCCAGGAAAGGAACCATCAGGCCTCCCCCCCACCGTCAAGTAGACATCCCTTGCATAAATCGGGTTTGAGTCTTGAGGGATGCCTCCATCAAATGTCCCGTCCAGAGGGTTTCCTTGCGTGGTGCTAAGGGCTATCGCAGTGATCGGTCGAGGAAAGAAATGCCACATGATCGATCAAGGAGCATAGGTGAACGTGTGGCCGAATGGCTGCGAAGGAGAACCGTAAAGAAGGAAGACAAGCTGGTAAGCCAGCGGCCCGTAGGTCTGCTGGACAACGCTTCCATCGGGGCGAATGAACCCCAGCAAGACGTAGGCGTACTCGACGGTGTTCGTCGGGACTGTCCCTCCCGTCTCGCAGACCACCTCGACCACGACCCCCGCGAGGCATCGGACCTTCAGCCAGACGTTCAAGATCGATCCCTCAGTCGGAAGCGTGATCGCCTGGCGCGGGTACTCAAGGAAGCCCCCATTTCCGTTGCTCGGCATCTCCCAGAGGAAATGCCCACTTACCTTGGGGTAAACACCGCCGACCGTGCCAGGGTATAGTGAGAGATAGATTGTCGTCGTGGGGCTTCCTCCACCCGTCGCCGGAGTTGTCTCACTGGTGAGAAAGATCTCCAGAGGGCGGTTATTGCCATCGATAAATCGTTGCTTTTTGGCAGCAGGAATCTGGAGTCCCGCCGATTTTTTCTCAAAGCCTGGAATGACGAGGATCATTGTGGTTTCTGGTAAATAATCTTGTTCCATTCACCGGACATCCACCCCTTGGATGTCTCTAATCCTTGTCCAAACTGGGAGATTGAGTTTTCGGTGAGGAGCCATGGGTCGTAGGCGGCGGGACCGGATCCGCCACCAGTGCTTTGAATGCCGAAGAAGTTGGTAACGTCTTGGGGCGGATAGTCGATATATCCATGAGATGAGTCAATGGACGGGGTGAGATAGTTTGCAGAGTCAATTTTTGTTAGCCTCAACGTAACGCTCGGAGCCAGGTATTCCTGGACTCCATAGAGCGGATTAACCGGAGAGCTGGATTGGCCGCTAGGATCTTTTTTGGGCCAGTCCCATTCTCCGTAAAGCAACTTTCCTCCATACTTACTTAGAATTGCCGCGAAGTTTACGTGCATTCCGATAGGCTTCCTAATCAGTGAAACTGATGCCGAGCATGTGCATAAACGCATCGATTCAGGCCTGCTATCAGTTGGGGAAACCGGAGGGTTTAGGGTTACTCCTTCATAGGTATAATGATAGACTCCGATATGAGACTCCTGGCGGATCAGCTCCTTGCGGGTTAGCGCCCATGAAATCACGAAATTCGGCAAAAACGATTCATCCACCTGCGGGGAAGCGTTTTTGTATTCGTCGACTTCCAGAATACAAGTCCACTTACCGGGAGCCGCAAACTCGCAGGAATAAATCCTGGTTGGAATGACCCCTATTTTCTTTGAATCAAGCATAAATATCAGTTTGCCATCCACCTTTTGCAGATTTCAGGTATTTCAGTGTGATTCGATACACGAAACCGTACTGCTCGATGTCGAAGCCTGCATAGAGCCAGCTAAAGTCTCCCGAAAGCTGCGGGAGATAGCCAAAAATGGGCTGCAGGGCTATTTTGCCGACACGACTGATCTGAAGCGGTGGCGGTGAGGAGAAGCTTTGGGTGATATTATAGGTGATTGCGGAGTAAAGGTAGGAGTCGACATTGCTAAAGGGGTTGATATTATTTACCGAGGCTCCCGATAAAGTGGTCCCGGATGATCCGGACCCCGACAGGAAATCCTTCCACAATACCTGACCACTGCGGAGCCCGTTCGCATAATTAGCAACCAATTCGTTGATTTTGGGATGCGATGTGATTGGCTCGGTTGTCAGGCTTCCTTGGGCCGATTGTGTCAGATCGGTCTGAATTTCCTGAGATCGTGCGCCTTGGAAATAGTAGTCGATCAAAGCAAGCCCATCCTGGAATCTGGCTGTAATTCCAGTCAAACAAGCTGGAATTGAGGGCGTGGGAACAGTGGTAATATCCGGCATTTTCCCGCCGGATTCCATCGTTCGGACTCTCGTTATTTTAATTTCCCTGGCATAGATGGTGGATATGTCTTGGCTGACATATTCATTCAGGATGCCGGATGAACCGCTAATCGTTTGCATCTTACTTATTGTTGTTTAGCAAGGTGCGATAGAGGCTCATTCCCTGCGTGGAATCCGAGGCAAGCACTCGCAGTAGTTGAACCATCTGTTGATTCAGGCTTTCCAGACGGGCCTGCTTATCCTGAGTTGCTCCACCGACCATCCCCACCCATCCGGATGCCCCGCCGATGCGGGCCATGGAGGAAACTTCAGGGCGCCCCTCCTTTTCCATGTTGGAGAGAATGCGCGAGCGCTGCACCTCGATGTCGGCGACACGCTCGGCGTTCTCTCCCTTCATGCCTTGGCTCGTGAGTTCCTTGACCCGATCGGCTTTGGAAAGCTGGTCCTCGAGCTTGTCGGCGAGTTCCTTGGCGCTTTGGGAGGCCTGCGAATTGGGGGCGTATCGTTCCTGAATGCGCGCACCCTGAATCTGCATCTCGACTGAGGAGCGATTGTTCTGATTGACCTGATTCACGGCGGTTTGAGCCCGCTGCTGCCGTAGCTCTTGTAGCTGGGCCTCCACGTCACGCGTATTGGTCGCGTCGGTCACACCCAGGGCGGCAGCCCTCTCCCTGGCCTCCTGGGCAGTCTTATTATTTTGCTCGGTGGGATTGGCCTTGGCGGCTGCATCCGCCGCGTCACGGGCCTTGGCGGCCGCGAGGGCTTGTTCCTTTTGGGCGATTTCCTTGTCCTGCCCCTCCCCCCGGATCTCGTTTTCACCCTTGCCTCCATAGCCTTCACCCATGAGTTGCTGGGCTTGGTTGGCCCTGAGTTCAACGATCTGACGCTCCAATGCCAGACGGCGGTTGGCGGCATCATATTCAGCCTTGGCGGCATTCTCAGCGATGCGGGCGGCACTCAGCTTAGTCTGAAGGATTTGTTTTTCAGCATTGAGTTCCTGGTCGATTTCCGCGGTGGTGCGCCCCTCCGTGCCAGCCTTGGCAGCGGCGACTTGAGCCTGCTCGACTTCTCTCTTCTTTTGATCCTGCTGGGGAGTGCCGATGCTCTCCTTGTATTCCTGAGTCTTTTTCTCGAGTTCCTCGGCAGCGGCACGGGCTTTCTCGAGCTGATCGATTCGCAGATTTCCCGAGGCACCGGCCTTAAATTCGGCATTGGCCCCGCTGTCGGAGAGGGAAGCAAGTTGCTGCTCAAGGTCGGCCCGTTCTTTTTCCTTTTGAAGGGCGGCCGCCTTGGCCCCGCTTGCCACACGAAACTGCTGATTCCGATCGGACTGGGCGGTGATCTGCTGGAGGATCTGATTGGGATCCATCTGCTTGATCTCATCATCGCGCTTGCGCTCGATCTCCTGAGTCTTGGCCGCGCTGATCTGCTCTACATCGCCGCCGAACTTCTCGGAAATAACCTGGTTTATTTTTTCCAGGCGCTCTCGGGCCTCTTTCTTCTGTGCGTTCGTCGAGGTGGTGTTGGAGGAAATGTATTGCTGCTTGGCCCGTTCCTCGCGGAGGGTCGTTCGCAGGATGGCATCTTGATCAAGCTCTGCTGCCTTGGTCTCGGGTGCAAAGTTCTGCAGCTTGTCGAGCCCCTCAGAGAACTTCTGTGCGTTTTCGGACGCGGTGACATTCATCTCGAGCTGATTGAGTTCACGGCGCTCCACGGCAGCCTTGGGGGCCGCCTTCTCGGCCATGGCGTAGTTGCCCTGCAGGCGCTGTAGCTCTGACTGCCCGATTTCCAAGCCAAGCTCTGGAGAGAGCGAGGACTGCAGCGACTGGGTTGCCTCCTCGCGGATCTGCCGCTCGAGGAGCATCTTCTGTCGAAGCCGCTGATCCTCGGCGCTATCCACGCCGAGACCTTTTTGATTGATGGCCTGCAGTCGCTGCCGCTTGAGCATCCCTTCCTGGGCATCCAGGCGAGCCGCCTCACCCTGAGCCGCCCCAAGGGCTGCCTGATCCTTGGCTTGTTCGGTGTATGCAAGTTTCCAATCATTCGTCAGCAAGGTTCCCCCAAGCCACCAAGGAACCATTCTTCCCTCCGTGGAATTCTTCTGAGTCGACTCCTGTGCCGCCTGGAGTTTTTTGTCATTCTCCGCGCGCTGCGCCTGCAGGTCCTCAAGCTGATTATCAAGATCCTGAACGACCCTCTGCCTTTCCTCAGGAGTCCTGATGGTGGCGATCTTTTTATTGTTCTCGGCGACCTGGTTTTGTTTCGCCTCGCTCGATTTTTGAGCTTCCTCGGTGAGCTTGTTGATTTTTTGGGTGGCCTCGAGGGCATCCATACCAACCTTGGCAATCGCCATGCCAAAGATGGCCCATCCCGCAGCGGCAGAGGTCAGGATCCCAAGTCCACCCCGAACCACGGCAAGCGTAGCAGTGAGCGCGGTGCGGAAAACTCCGGTCGCCCCGGCGACGGTGAGCAAGGAGGGGATGATCTTCGCAGCTACAGTGCCCAAAAAGGCAAGCCCCTGGCCAAACGCAGAAATCGTCACCCCTCCCGCAATGACAATGAGTGCCTGGATCGCAACTCCCAGCCCCTTGACGGTCGCGACGGCGCCCTCCGAGGAGATGATTTTTTCCTTCAGCTCGGCCCAGGCATTGCTGATGGGGGCAATGGAGTCGGCAATCCCACTCTGCAGCGATCCCTTTAGTTTTTCAAAGGCAAGGGCGGCGCGCAGCCCCGCCTTCTCTCCCTCAAGGAATTTATCGCCGATCTTGACGTTGTTTTCCTGCTCAAGGTTCTTGAGTTGCGCTTGCAGGCCAACAACCGAGGAGGCGAGCGCATCACTGGCCCCCCGCGCGGGATCCATCGCCGACTGCAAGGCCCGGAGCATCTGCCCCGAGGAGGCCCCCGCGGCGGAAAGATCTCGGATTTTGGCGGCTGCATCCTGGGAAATCCCACCGAGATTGGCCATGTCCTGGGCGGCGGCCCCGGCATCGCCTCCTTGCTTGATGGCCTGGTAAAATTGAGCATACGCCGTCGCCACCGAGGCCACGGGCGCGCCGGAGGCCGCAAAGACATCACTGATGCGCCTGAGGTTTCCCTCCGTGTCCGCGGCAGCACCCCCGATCACACGCAGGATCTTGACCGCATTGCCAAGGGACTCAAAACTGACGGCGCCACTGGCCGCCATCTTGGAGAGAGAGGCGATCTTGGTCTCCGCGGCTGCGGCGCTCATGCCGAGCGCCACAAGCTGGTTCTTGAGCGCCTCCGCACCCGCGCTGGCGCGCAATGCCTCTTGGATCTTGCGGGCCGAGAGGTAGGCCCCTACAAGCGCCGTGGTGAATCCGGCCACCTTCCCCAGCAGCAGATCGAAGGAAATGCTGGCGATGATGTCTTTGGTTTGCCTGAGGACGCTTGCCGGGGCAGCGCTATTACGCGGAGGAGCCATATCACCTCCGAGTCGGGTCAACTTTTTTGCCGCTCGATGACTTCCTGCCAGTATTTGACAGGAGCCAGGGCATTGACGAGATGCGGCGGCATCTCGGGATGCTCCTTGGCAATCTCCTCGGCCTTGGCGGCGATGCGCTCCTTGCGGGCCACGAGATTCTGCTGAAATAAGTGCTCGTCGGTCGGCGTCCAGATGTTCACCTCCGATCCCTCCATCTTGGCCAGCACGACGGTCATCCACGCCAACTCCCCCATGGCCATGTCCCAGGCCTCTTTGGGCGGTCTGCCCGTTTGCTTGACATAGGCCGCCACCGAGGAAAGCGTGTCGTCGATCTGCTTGTCCATCCCGGCTTCCAGGGCGACCTGATGGCGCACGCGCGCGGCGGCCTCGGCATGAGCCGGGTCCCTGGTCACGGCATGGAGTTCCTCGAGCGCCTCGGCCAGCTTCTCTTTGGACGAGGATTTTCCACCCCAGAGCTTCGGCGGGGAGTAGTAGTCATCCAGGTAGTCGTAAAACTTCTTGGCTTCGCGCTTCCAAGGCGTGAAGAGATAGCGCAGCCTCCACCAGATGGCACGGATCCCGCGAGGCGTCGTCACATCGGCGGCGACGGGATATTCCGAGGAACAGATCCTGGCCGCCGCGTAGACATCCCACTTCCCCCCGCCACCCAGCAACATTTTGGAGTCAATCCACTCGAGTTGCAGCCGGTGCCAGGTGCTGAAAGGCTTGAGCCTGATGCCAAAAACACGATGAGATTTGTGGAGGAATCCCTCCGCAAATCTCTCGTCGAAGATGTAATGATGGTCCGACAAGGAGCCGGATTACAGACCCTTGCCCGTGACGGTCACCTTGGCAAAGTCTTGATTGGATGCCTGGAGCTGCGACTGCATCACCTTCTGCGTGCCTCCAACGCCCGTGATGGATTGTCCGAGAGCAGGCGCTGCGATGGCGCTGGTGTATCCGGTGACCTCCGAGGTGTAGGTCCCCTTGGACATGAAGATCGACTTAAGCTCGCCATCGCTGTCTTTTGCTCGGGAAATCTGGCCGTATTCCTGGCCGTCAGAAACCTGAGTGACGACGCTGATTCCCGGGACGCTAACGCCCGAGACTCCTACTTGAGTGCCATTGAAAGATGAGAGGGCCATGGTAGTGGTGGGTTATCGATTAGTTTTGTGAGTCGACCAAGCTGGGAGCCCCAAGGGCCTCAACCTGGAACTTGGTCACATCCTCGTTGCTGGTGAGAGTGGTGGCCTTGGTGACGTAGCCGGTGGCCCCCCCCGCAGTATAGGAATCACCAAGATCGGGGATGGAATTTCCGGCAGTAGCGAATTCGGTCGCCGAGATCTTGATCTCCTCGCCGCCGTAAACAATGTCCTGGAGAGCGCCGAGACCATCGACGATTTCGATCTGGGTCGTGTAAGAGCGGTCGACGGAGAGCTGCGCGATTTTTTCAGTTCCTGTTCCGAACTTATAGTCGGTTGAATTGCCGTTTTGTTTCGTTGCAATGCTCATATACTATGACGATGGCGTGTCAACTGAAGCCATGGCTCCGACTTTGAACTCCAGGATCTCCGCCCTCTGCGAGTCCTTGACCGTGCTGGAAAGGTTGGCCGGAGAATGCCCGAAGACATGCAGGCCGTTTGAGCAGTAGGATTTTAACGGGGAATCATCGGAGACGGCCCACTCATAGACGGCGCCAAGACGCTCCTGAAGCGTTTCGGCAGGGGCGGAAAAAACCGGCCCTACAATCCGAAACTCAAGGTCGATCAAGTGAGCGTTGCCCCGGTGCTCACCGCCAGTTGCCACGACCGAGACATACTCATCAGGCCTCGTCCCATCTCCTTGGCCAGGCAGAACCGGCACTCCCGCCACACCCGAGGCATCCAGGGCTGCGGCAATCTCGATTTCCAGAAGCGGTAGGACGCCTTTCATCAGAATTGGGCCGCTGTTCCCGAGGTGGAGGCCAGGATCAGCGTGGTCGTGAACCCGTTCTCCCGGATTTCGACAACGCGGTAATTTCGGTTGGAGATGCTGATCAAGTGGCCGGTCTTGATTGCGCCCCCCCCGGCGGCCAGGGCCGCGGAAGTCAGGATTTCAGCCTTGGCTCCCTCGAGCTTCTGGAAGCCCCCCGAGCCATCAGAGATCGTCTGGTAGCTCGAGAGGGGAGAAACCACCGCCGGGATCGGGGCTCCATTGATAAAGATCGTTGATCCCATTTCGGAGAAAAGGGTCGGGTCGGCCAGGGCCATGGCGTCATCGAAGCTGCTCATATCTCAACTGAGTCGGGTCAACTTTTTGCCCCCAAAATGAAATCCCCCTCCATCCGGGAGGGCTTCTCCGGAGGAGGGGGATTTTTGCGGTGGGAGTGCCGCAGGAGGAATCTGGTGTCGGGAGTAGGATTTGAACCTACGACCTTCAGGTTATGGGCCTGACGAGCTACCTGGCTGCTCTATCCCGATATGATTTGATGGAAACGGCCCAGGGATCCCCCACCCCGGAGGATTTTTCCCCGGGCCGTAATTCCGTGTTTGATTAGTCGCGGGTCGTGGAGATCAGATACCCGGCGTTCGGGTTGATGATCTTCTCGGTGCGGTTGGAGCGGACGCGAACGATGTCGCCGCGGCGCTTCTCGTCGCGATAGGTGTCGGTGGTGAAGAGGCCACCCTCGCTGTCGGCGTCCCAGATCATGGTGCGCCCGACACCGCCGGCCTTGAAGTCACCGCCCTGGATGTCCCCAAGGAAGAGGTAGTCGTTGCCCCACACCGGCTGGATGTTGGGGGCCTTGCCTGGCAGAGCGAGGTCGACCGTCTTGCGGGCGATGATGATCTGCTGGAGGTTGAAGGCCTCGGCCACGATCTGGGTGGAGATATTGGATCCGCCCTGGGTGGTGTTGAGGAAGCCGTAGAGGAAGGTCTGCATCTTCTGGCTCCTCTTGATGAGGTTCCAGAGGCGGAGCGAGAGAACGAGCGTGTTGGGCTGCTCTCCGACGTTGTTCATGGCCTCGATCGCGGCATTGATGTCAGCGGGGACATCCATGGTGGCGAGGTTGGCATCCGAGTAGTCGGCAGCGGGATTACCCACGTTGAACGTGTCGGGGTCGAGGACCGTGCTCGCAACAGTCACCTCGTAATCGAGCATCACCTTTCGCATGCAATCCTTGGCCGTGATGACCTCGGCGTCGAAGAAGTGCTTCATCCGCTTGCGGATCACATCGTCGATGCGCTCCTCGTGACCGAACTCCTCGGTCTGGTAGTTGTCCCACTCGAACGAGATGTTGCTCTCGTTGTAAGTGCCGGACTGATTGCGCTTCTGGCTCTGCTTTTTGAGCAGGCCGCCGGAGGCGATGCGGAACTTGGGATAGCGCCCATACTCCATCTCGCTCTCGTTGACGGGCAGCACAAGCTGTCCGATGAATTGCTCGTCCTGGTGAACCGCCTCCATAAGGACGGTGGAGAGGTCGATGCGGGGAACTGCGTCGGTCGTGTTATACATGGTCGTGTGTCAGTTGAGGGTTGGTCTTGAGTTAGAGCAGCACGACATGGATGCGGCCGCCGGTGGATCCGGCAGGGGCTGCGTCCCAGGCGATGGCGGCAGGCGTGCCGCCGTTGGCGTGTTCGACGAAGGTGCCGCCCGCGTGGAGGTCGAGCAGGTCGCCGCTTGCGACGGCGGTATCGCTGCCCAGGACGACCTCATGGAGGCCGCCGCGCTTGAGGAAGACATCGACGGCCTTGCCGGCGGCGGCTCCGGTGACGAGCACCCCGATCGGGGTGTCGGTGGCCCCCGCCAGGTCAATGCCGGCGGAGGTGAGTTTGACGGCCTTGTATTCCTGGCCGGAGAGATCGGAGGCGGCGATGCCGCTGACAACATTATTGAAGTTCATGACTGTTGGTTCCTTGGTTGAGGTGAGGGGATTAGGCGCCCTGGGCTTCGAGCCAATCGCGGTGAAGCTCGGGGTTGGTCTTGATCACGGCCTCGAAGGCCTTGGCGCGGGATTTGCCGCTCTTTTCGATCTCGGAGACCTTCTGCTCGAACTCGTGGACCCTGCCGCCCTTGGAGGTGACAGGGGAGATGGTCCCGTCAGCCGAGAAGGAGAGGACGCGGGTGCCGGTCTTGATGGCGTGGAGAAGGGTCTCGTTGCGCGCCTTGAGAGCACTCACCTCATCCTTGAGGGCGCTGTTCTCGGCGCTGAAAGCCTTCAGGTTGGCCTCGATCGTGTCGAAGTGATGGGCGGTCTCGGCGGCCTCGGCGGCGGCGTCCTCCCGGGAGAGGCGGGCCTGCAGCATGCGAACCTCTCGGGTCAGCGAGGAGAGGGCGGTGCCAGCCTCGGCGGGCGCAGCAGCACCAGCCTCGGAGCCTTCACCCTCTCCGGCGGCATGTTCGGCCTGGAGGGCGACGATGCCGGCGGCATCCTCTTCGGTGATTTCGCCAGCGGCGACGAGATCGGAGATCTGCTCCTCGCTCAGGGAGAGAATCTCCTCGAGCGTGGGGCCTTCCTCGTCGTGGGCGGCTTCCTGGATTGCGGCGATCTGCTGCCCCTGGGCAGCGACCGTCTCTTGGAGTCCTGTGATCGCGGCAAGGACATCCTTCAGGGTCGGTTCCTGCGCGCCGGTGGGGTTGGTGTTGTTTTCCATAGAGGTTTCGTCTTCACCACGCCCGTCAACTAAGTCGGGCAATTTGGCCTGCAGGAGTCCCGACGGATTGGCCGCGGGAGTGGCCACTAAATCGACGGAAATCAAATCGCTGCAACGGGCGGCCATGAGCTTCTTGCCCTCCTTCTCGATCGGCTCGTCATCCCCAAGGAATGCTGCGGAAAGGCCCACGTTCTTGGGCATGCGCTCGGCAAGCTCCATCGCCTGCTCGTACTGCGAATGGCTCTTGAGAAGGTGCCAGTCGGCCTTGAGCTGATTGCCCTCAAGATAGAAGTTCTTGAGGTAGCCATTGACCGCATCGGCGCCGGTCTTGTGGTTCCACTTGGTCGGGACGGTTCCCATCTTCTCGCCGCACTCCTTGATCTGGCGAAGCGTGGTCATGTCCACCTCCAGGTCATGGCCGCGTGCGGTCACTCCGGCCGTAATGACGGAAACGCCGCGAATGATGCCGTTTCCCCGATCCACCTGGACTCCAGAGAGTCCCAATCCATTGTCGAAAAGATGCTGCTTCATGCCCCTATGGGGGACATGTCAACGAATCGCCGAAGCGGCGATTTAGGAGTTAGAAGCTAGTAGCCAGTAGATAGGGGGGGGGAGAGGCTCCCACCCCCCAACTGCCGCTGACGCGGCGGGATGGCTCAGAGCGTGGTGCCTCCGCTACCGACCCCGCCACCCGGGGCCTCCTCACCGGCGGGTGCCTTGATCGATTTGGCGCGATAGGCCTTGATCTTGCGCGAGAGCTGACTCTCCCCTCCCCCGACGCGCTCATCGATGGCGGCTACGTTGCGCTCCGGTTCCTGCGTGCCGTAGGCGGCGCGCATGGCGTCAGGGGTGAGACCGCTCTCGATATTGGGCTCATACTGGCCGTTGGCATTGCGCGGACGGGAATCGAACTGACGGAGACGGGAGGAGTGCGCAGATAGCTCTCGCAGCCGATCGGAAAACGATTTGGTCTCCTCCGAGGCGCCGGTAACGCGGCGACCGATCTTATAGGACCGCGCCTTGGATTCCTCGGCAAGGGTTCCGACCGCCTGGATCAGGCCCTGATCGGTCTGCCCTCGGGAGAGTTCGTTGATGCGGTATTGGATTTCTTTTTCCCGGTCCAGAAGCTCGGGGAAGATCTCCGAGCGAGACATGCCCTGCATGAACGCCAGGGCGGAGGATTGGATCTCGGGAAGCCCGAACGACAGCCCCTCGCCAATCATGAGTTCGATCAGTTTGTCGTAGGAAGCCTCGTAGGTTCCGTAGAGTTCTCCCAGAAACTCGTGATCCTCGAAGAACGATTGTCCGGAGGTCAGATTGTGAGCGTTGTGCGCGTAGAGCTGTAGGCCCCGGAAGAGAGCAGCCAGATCGATCAGATCCTCCACCAGGGAAGTGCCGCCCTCGGGCTTTTCCAGTTCGGAAAAGGAGCGCAACAGGGCGCAACGGGCCGAAAGTTCGCGGAGACGCGTGATCATGGCGCTTAGACAACCTTGCGCAGCCCGGAGAGGAGCCCGCGGATCTTTGATCCCAAGCCACCGGCGGCAGCTCCCGCACGGTAGAGCGGAGATGCTTTCTTAAGATCATCGCCAGCCTCGACCACCTTGGCAGTCCCGCCCAAACCGTGAGCGGCATCGACCGAAGGGGCGACTCCGCCAACCCTGGCCGAGTCATGCGAGAGCGGGGAATTGGTGGCCGCCGTGGCGACCGATCCGGATCCAGCACTGGTGGAGGGAGGATTAAATCCCTTGGAAAAGCCTCCCTTGAAATCATTGATTGCGGCGCCATAGGCCTGACCGACACCGCCAGCGCCTGCGCCATACTTGCGCATCACGGCCTGGTGGCCGAGGACAGCCCCAGCACCGAGACCGGCACCGGCCGCGGCATCAAGGATCGGATGGCCATTCTCATCGACCTTCTGATCGAAGGACTTCAGCGTGGAGGATTTCTCAGCCAGCTCCTTGAGGCGGTCGGCGGCCGAGAAGCGCTTGCCGGCGAGGGAACGGATCTTGGCAATCACATCGCTTCCCGCCTTCTTGTAGGCCTGCCCCACGGGAACGGAAACCTGCTTGGGCTTGATGAAGCGCCCCTTCTCACGGCGCAGGGTCTCCGTGCCATACTTCTTCATGACACCCACATGAGCCGCTCCAAGTCCGGCTCCGGCGAGGGCTGCCCCACCGGCGGCCTCGGCAATCCCGGGGCCATTGTAATGGTTCTCGATGCCGGTGAAATGCCCGTCCTTGTCGTAGGAGGCTTCGTTTTTGGTCAGGAGACCGAATTCTTTGACGGTCGAAGTGGTTTTGGCCGAAAGTTCGCGGAGGCGGGAAAGGGCGTTCATAGTCACCCCTACCAAAGGAACGTCAACTCGCCATGGGTGGCTGTTGGCGAGACCGGATCTCCCTCTGAAATCCCCTCACCCGCGCCAGCAAAAGGCGCCAGTCTCCGGTGGTGGCCCTCAGTCGGAATGGAAGCCTGATCCCAGGAATCCAGACAGCCAGAGAGAGTTCGTAGCGAGGCGGGCGATTCTTAGCAGAGGCAAGAGCAGCAGCCATGGACTACGCCTGCTTCGGAACCCAGCCCGCGAACTTCTTGGACATCGGAACGATCTTGGGTGCAGGGGCGGATGCCGCCTTCTTGGCCAACTTCGGAATGATCGGCAGGCCCGTCAGCTTGCGCGTGGCCGCGACTCCGGCCGCGGCACCGATCAGGCCGGTTCCGACAATCGCCCCTTTGAGAAGCGCTTCACGGTTTTCTTTTTTCTCGTGCCATTCCTTCTGGCGGCGGAATCGGGGGCGGGAACCAGGGGCAAAGACCCGCGCGCTCTTACCACGCGCATCGCGGACATCCCAGCCAGCCAGCGCGGCATCAAGGTCGAACTGTTTGAATTTGCGGAGCTTGGCGGCAAAGAGACTGATGCCATGCTTGCGGGCGGTGGCATCGATTTTGCGGACTTGGGGTAGAATGTGTTTTTGGCCGAGTCGGGTTTTGGCGGTGAGGGCGGCGCCTCCAAGCAAGGCAGCACCGGTGGCCGCAGTGCCCACGGCGCGGTGGAACCACGATTTTTCCCATTCGCGCCGTTGGGGTCTTCCAGCGAGATCGGTTCTCCGACCTCGGCCTGCCATGACATCTCCGGTATCACGGAGCAGGTTGGTGGCGCGGCCTCCCCACTTGTGAATTCCCTTGGCCTTGTTGTAAAAACCGCGGGCGGTCTGATAGGTCCCGAGAGTGGCCGCGTTCCCCGAAGCATCGACCAAATCTCCATGGAGGCCGAGGGCAGCCCGAGTCGGGCTCACATAGCGCTGGGAATCTCTTTCCCGAAGCTGAGAAGAATAACCGAATTCCTTCAGGGCACCCTTGATTCGCCGTCCTAGATTTTTCTTGGTCCTGTCATCCTGACCGGCTGCGGCCAAGCGAGAATTGTTGATGGCATCGACCATCATTCCCTCGTCGGCCCCCTGGTGGGCTCCGTAAAGGGCTCCGGCACCGGCACCGACCGCCGCGGCGACGGGAGCGCGCGAGCTTTCGATGGCATGTAGAGGGCGCCATGTCTTGGCTCCCTTGGAGAATCCTGCGGCGATCTTGGGTCCCAGCATGCCCTTCTTTAGGGCCACGGCGCCAAGCCCACCAATGGCTGCCCCAGCCAGGGCTCCACCCACGGCGGCCCGCTTGGTGAAAGCGGCGCGGTCCGAGGGATCCGGGTTTCCAAGAACCTTGTTGCCGAGCGCAGTCCCGCCACCAGCCAGGGCTCCCATGGCCCCGGCACCGATCCCCGCTGCTCGCAGGGCCGATTTGATCGATTTCCCTCGGGTCAGGAGGGCAGTTCCGCCGCCAAGCAGGGCACCGGAGGCAGCTCCGGAGATCCCGGCTTTGAGGACCTGATGAGATCCATCCTCGCGATCACGGATGGCAAATTCCTTGCTTGGGGAGGATGCCCGGAGGCGCTCCTTGATATGCTTGGCCAACACTTTTCTAAAAACAGGAACCTGACGGTGCGCCGCATCGATCGGGACGGGCAGAGCGGAGGAGTATCCGGGAATGTCTTTTTTGAGAACGGCCTCGTAGGCCTTATCCCCAATGACATGAATGCTGGGACGGGCCTTAGCGAGCTTGCGGACATAATCCCCTCGGGCGAACAGCTTGGCCTTCTTGGCCACAAGCGCACCGGCAAGTCCGACGCCAGCAACCGCGGGAAGAGCTTCCGCGCGTTTGGCCCACCGAGGGCGGTCTCCGTAGATGTCGCGCTTCTTGTTGGTCGCGGCACGGATGGCGAGGACTCCTCCCACACCGGCTCCGGCACCGAGACCGGCTCGGATGAGGCGTTGCTTGATGGTGGATCCTTTCCCGTGGGTGAGCCATCCGGCGGCGGTGCCGCCCCACGCGGCACGGTCCATGTTGCGGTCGCGGCGATCCAGATCGCTCTCATTGACCTGCTTGACAAAGCGGTCGCGATTCACTCGGCCCGTGTAGGGGATACCATCCTCCTCGGTGCGAAGGGCAAAATTCTTTTGATTTAATGTTTTCATGGATCGGCCGTCAGCCATTAGGTGGCCAAGGATTGTTTTGGGTGCTTTCGATTTTGCGAAGCCGCGCACGAAGCTGGGCACGCCTTTCATCGTTGCGCCGAGTTTGCCAAAAATAGTGTTCCCCTTTTTGGATCTCAGAACGTTGAGCTTTCTTAGCGCCACATCACCTTCGGGAGTTCCCTTAGCAGCCCTGGCAAGGCGCGCGAGCTTGGTCTCCAGATCGCCGCCGATTTCATCGCCTGATTTTTTAGAAGCAATGGAGGCAAACTTAGGCATCCGAGGAATGAAGGTCTCCCCTTCGAGACCTTGGGCACGCCTTGACTTGGCCTGAACCTTGGCCGCATATTGAGGATCAGCCTTTCCGGTCATACTAATCTTGATTTGATTCACCATGTCATCAGTGCGGTCTTTTTGAGCTTTTATCCTCTGAGAGATGCCTGCAGCAGCTAGTCCGGCAAAAGCAGCATCTTTTCCGATCTCACGAACACTGCGCCTGCTTTCATCGGTCACTTTCATACGATTGCCTCGGATTCCAGTCTTGGCAGAGGCGATGTGCTCGGAGGCGCCCTGAGCCAAGGCACCAAGACCGGCTCCGATCAAGGTTCCTCGATTCATTCTTCCTCCGTGAACCGGATGCCAAGCAGCAACACGACCCGCGAGGCCGCCGATCGCGGTCGTGCGCGCCATCCTTCCAGCCTTGTGAAGAGTGGTATCCTCATCCTCAAGTCGGCCAAACATCTTTGGTTTACCGAAATAGGCTTTCAACGTGGGTAGTGCATGATTCTGCGGGTAGGACTCCGTATAGCCTGGCTTGCCTTGTTCCCCGATGCTCTTGGGGTATTTCTTCAGCCCATCACGGCGTCGTTTGAAGTGGAGATAATCCATGGGCGCCATGGCCATGGAAGGAGCCGCGGCAGCGGCAGCTCCGATCAGGGCATATTTGCCGCGTGAAGATTTTGCAGCATGAATACGCCATTTTTCAGGAATTGATCCTGCAGATGCTTTGTCTCGAAAAAGCGCATGGCCGAGCGCGCCATAGCCAGCCCCCAGGACTCCAGGAATCGCTGAGTTAATGGCGGTTTGCCTTGCAGCGGGCCTGAGAGGTCCGTTCTTCAGAAGCTCCTCGTCTTTTTTTTGCAGCTTTGGGTTTTTTTCAAAATGTTTAGCCGTATTGAACTGAGCTGAGAGCCTCACCAGCCGACCGAGCCATCCCTTGCGGAAGTTTCCGGCAGCCTGCTCGCCATGGGCCAAGACGGCGCGGATCGCCTTGGCGGTGGGAGTGACCTCATCGGCAGCTTTTCCGACCTTGAGCCCAGCATGAAGGACCCCGCCACCGGCGGCGAGCGCCCCGGCCGCGATGGCCCCATCGCGTAGCTTCTCGGAGCCGGAACGCTCGCGACGATCAGCGGAGAATTCCTTGCCGGGGTTGGCCTGCTTCCAGACCGCATGAGTGCGGCGGACGGCTTCCTTCTCCCCCTTGGTGAGGTTGGGATTGCGGGCGAGGTTCTGGAAGCTGGCATTGCCTGCGCGATAGCGATCCTTGGCAGCCACCTTGGCAGCCTTGGCCCCCTCCGCGGCGCGAGCCTCCCCTGCCACACGGGCGTTGCGGCGGGCGGTGGCGATCTTGCTGGCCGTGGAGCGCTTGATGGCGAGCTTTTCAGCTTCCCCTACCGTGCCGCGCAATCCGCGGGCGCCCAGAGCAAGACCCGCGGCGAGGCCCGTGGAGAGAATGCCGGTCTTGAGGAGTTCGTGACGCTCCTCCTCGGGAGTCCGGGAGAAGAGTTTGATGCCGCCCAGGAGAGCGGAGCAGTTCCAGCGCTTGAGAGCCGCACCCTTGGGGGTGAGTTTGCCATCCTTGGAAGTGGGGCCGTGGACGCCGCCCATGCGGGCACAAAAGGAATCGCGCCGCTTGGCCGCCTTGCTTCCCGGCTTCAGCTCGGAGGGTTTTTCGGTGACGGGGCGCTGCAGATGCGATCCGTTCTCCCTGTTGTATTTCTCGCGGAAAGAGTCGTTGAGGCCGCCGGTGCGGGCATGGCGCTTGGCAGAGTAGCGCAGGAAAGGTTTCTCGAACTGCTTCATGCCCTGTTCCCGGGCGGTCAACTCTTCAAACCATTTGGTGAGCCCGAGGTTCTTTTTACCTGCAACCGTACTCGCAATGGTGCCTTTGACCAGCTTGGCGATCCGTCGAGAGGCAGGGAGATGCTTGGCGGGAGATTTTCGTCCAAAAAGCTGTTTCCGGTAGGCCACGAGTTCCTCACCGGCCAACTTGGAAACCGTATCAGGAGCACCCCCTCGGCGCTGCTGGAGGAGGCTATGGACTATTTCGTGTCGCCGCAGCGCTTTGCGCGCCACTTGGTAAGGATCGGGAACAACGTCTCGAGAACCTCCCCCCAGGTGGGATCGAAGTGTTCCATTTCCCCCGGAATACGAGCGGATAATTTTTCCAAGGCGAGACCACTCGGGAGGGCGGATTCCTTTGGAAGGAATGGTGATCCTGCCCCCACGCTCGAGCTTGGAAACGCCGACATCGGATTTTCCCTGGGATCGATATTGCCTTTCAACGGATTGCCCTCCGGACTGGGACTCTTTTTCATGTTTCTTGAGAAGACCTCCCGCAGAAGTGTGGTCAGCGAGGCGATTGGAGTCGTGATGAACGGCGACATAAGGCGTAGAATACCCCTCCGGTATCAGCCCTGCAAAATCTTTTGTTGCGGCGGGATTGTGGCCCAACGCTTTGAGCTGCTGGCCACGGAAAGGCTGTTTCATGTGACCCATGCGGCCCGGATGGGAGAGCGAGAGCCACTCCTTGAACTGCTCGATCGTGCAGGTGGAGACAGGGCCGAGCTTCCAGTCCTTGGGGTAATGGGAGAGGTAGAGCCTCTCCGCCTGCTCGCGCGTGTCGCACCCCAGGATGAACTTGGTCTCGTCAAAGGACTCTCCCTTGTGCTGATCGATGGCAACCACGAGCTGGCTGCGATGCGATGGACCCAGGAAGACATCGACCTGATCGCCATCCTTCCCCTTGGTGCGAGGGATGTAGCCGTAGTCGGCGTGCATCTCATTGCCCCAAGGCTTGCCGTCATCATCCACGCCGCGCCGGATGCTGCCCCGGGGATTTTCCAGGGTGACCGGGATGCCCTGAAAGCTCAGGGATCCCTTGCGGTAGTTGCCCGCCTTTTTCTGGCCCTCGGTCGGGTTGCGATCCGTGCGGTTGCGCGCCTCATCGAGCGCGGCCTGATAGTCTGCCCGCTCAAACCATTTGGTGATGTATCCCTTGTCGACCTGATATTTGGTGCTGCGATAGGCGCCGCGGATCGCGCTTTTGATCCGGTCGGCAAGCGGACGGGATCTGTTTGGGGATTTTTTCCCGAGAAACTGATTTTTGTTTGCGGCTAACTCTTCGACAAAAGCCGAAGCAATACTCTTGGGAGGACCACCCCTTCTTTGCTGGAGAACGCTAGGGGTGATCTCGTGCCTGCGGATGCCCTTCTGGGCATTGCGGACTAATACTCCATAGTCGGAACCCCCAGGCTCCGATCCCGCAGGTCGCGGGATGACATTTCGCAGGGAGCGCTCGGGCGGGAAGACAAGGAGCCCTCCGTCACGCAATCGCCGCTCGGCAAGCCCTCTTCTCTGCTCGAGAGTGGACGAGGGATGCTTAGGAACGATGGCTGCTGCCCGCTCCTTGTAAATACTATCGACGGACTTGGGAGCATCCAATTCAGCATCCTTTTCATAAGCGGAACGAAGAGTGGTCGAGTGGGCATAGGATCCAAGGGGTTCACCAGGGGGAGGAGGGCGGCGATCTACCGCCGGTCGAATGTATCCCTCGGGAATCATCCGGGCAAACTCTTTCAGCCACCCGATCGCGTCGAGGGCATGCTCAAGACGGTCGGCACTCATTCCTCGGGAGGTTGCGGCACCGTGGTCTCCTCCGGCCTCGGAGCCGGGCGGGGCACCATCAGCTCGGCATCCTGCGGCGTGATGCCGTAGAGGGTCACCAAGGTGGCGATGGCTGCCTTGCGATCCATGGTCCCCTCCCCTGCCTGCTTGAGCACCTCGAGAAGCGGTTTGGTGTCCTCACCCGATGGGACGAGGCCCTGCGGCGGCGGCGAGGGTGGCGTATTCATGGCGGCGAGCGTCTGGGTCGGATTGGTCAGGCGGGAGGTAATCAGCTCGATAGGAACTCCGCTCTCGGCGGCCAGGCCCTGGTAGAACTTCACCTCGCTTGCAGCGCGGCGAGCCACGTCCTCGAAGTTGCCTCCGTTGTCGCTGATCAGGTCGCTCACGGTGATCACTCCGGCGTTGAGGAGCTGGAGCTTGGCCGTCACATCGTTGCCGTAGTCGCCGGTCAGGGTGGCTCCAAATCCCCAACGGCCATTCCTCCAGTTGGGATGGAATGGGAGCTGACCCGTGGCGATGGCGCGCCCAAGGACGCGATCGCGCACGGGGCCAAGCGCCTGGGCGACGAGCAGCTTCTGGAGACGGGCGATGGCGCGCGTAGCCTGGGCGATCTCCACACGGCCGGTATGGCCGGAGAGGGCGCTCATGTCGTAGAGGAAGCCGTAGGGCATGTTCAGAGGTTGGCAGATGGCCCGGACGGTCGCGCTGTAGAGCGCCATGAAGGCTCCGCTAGGGCGCATCGTTCCCGGGGCAAACTGCACTTTTTCCCCCTGGGTGAGGCGAAGCACCTTTCCGGCCTCCATGCTGATTTCCGAAGCACGGGAGGAGCTTGTGGAGGAGGCGGGCGCGTCGGTGGCATTCCATGCGGAATCGCTTCCCGGCTTGTAGGGGTCGTCGGTGTAGATCATGCCCGCGTGGCCGACTTGCCACTTGGCAGCCATCATCTCGGCATCCGCGATCTCATAAAGGTCCCGGGCTGGCGCCAGGGCGGCAGCCAGGGCGGTCACGCCGCGGTACTGATCCACCCTCCAGGGATCAAAGATGTGCAGGAAGCACTCCGCCGGGACATCGTGCTCGAAGGTCACGTTGGAGGTGATGCGGTCGCGCTTGTAGATCGAGTAGGAGAGAACGCGCCCCACCTCGTCGATATTGACGCCTCCAATGCAAAGCGGGTTGCCCGCGTCGGCCGGGTTGAGCACATTGCCGATGCGGTCCGACTCAATGGGCTGGATGCGGATCTGCCATTCCCCGTTCTCCTCGACATCGACCATGTTCCATCCATGGTCGCCATCCACAAGGACGGCCGACTCAGCCATCCGAAGGAGCGCTCCGAGCTGATGGCGGCCCGTGACATCGGCCTTCTCGGCCCACTCCACCATGTAGTGGCTATACTCGCCGTCGGCCGTCTTATCCCCCGTGCTGGGAATGTAGAGGATGTCGTCGGTGGCGTACTGGACAATCCGCGCGACCATCCCCTGAAGAATGCCGAAATTACGGTGCAGGTCGCGTGCCTGCCACATCAGCTCGATGCGATCCCGACCGGCGCGCCAGCTCTCCGAGGAGGCATTTTTTTGACGGCCTCCGGATCCGCCGCGGCGGCGGCCGGGGGAGGCGGCATCGTAGGAGAAAAGCTTGAGGCGATCCCGGGCAATGGCGCGGTTAAGCGCCACGGAGGGGGCAACGGAGGCGATGGTTCGTTCCAGAAAATTCATGGGTTCAAAAAGGCAGGGGCGTTAGTTCCCGGGGCCAAAGTTGGAGAAATCAGGGAGCGCCACCGACGGACGCCTCGCCCCGATGGTGCGCTCGTTGCGGATGCGGATGGCCGCCTGGAGGCGGTCCTGCACCAGGCGCAGCTCCTTGGTGTAGCTCTTCTCCCCGCTGGTCTGCTGGGTGTAGAGTGTCGCCTCCCTCTTGAGGTTGGTGATCTCGGTTTCGATTTCCTCGGGCGTGTAGGCCCGGTAGATTTCCATCCATTCGCTTGATGCCATGACCCACTTGGCGACGGTCAACTCGCCTCCAGAGAGGCGAGTGGGAGCCGGGATCTAGGAGATCGGAGATGGGGAAAGCGGAGGAGGTTTAAGCCGTTGTTCGGCTGGGCTGTTAGCTCTCGACCATCGACTCTCGACCCTCGACCGATTGATTTAGCCTTGAGCCCTTCCTTGCAATGTTAGTGCTTGCTTAAACGCAAAACCGACGGATGGTTAGTAGGCTCACCCATTTTTTTTACGGATGGATATTTAGTTATACATAACTATGTATATTAGCGTTTTTCCTGGGGGGTGAAGATTTCACGCTTAAACCCCTTATTATTAGAGATTGAAAAAAAAAGGGTTTGAAAGAGGGTTTGAAAGAGGGAATGAGGGTGAAGATTTCACGCTTAAACCCCTTATTATTAGAGATTGAAAAACGCTTTTTTGATTGATAAAAATCAAAAAAACGATCATTCTTTAATCCTATGAAAAACACTACACAAGACACCGAAAATCAATCATTCATTCCCTTTTCCTCAGAGGTGGAAAGGCTTTTTATCATTGAAGGAAGGAAGCCAAAAAAGGAATGGATTAGAACACGGAAAAATCTTTTTTCCGTCAATGCTACATCCTCCCGCATCACTCATGCCGTCATTAGGAGGTTAAACGATGACGGCATGACGTGCGATCAACTGGAAACTTTAGGAAAAGCGGGGGCGCTTGGAGCAGGAGCAGGAAAGCGTCTTTCCATTCCCTCCCCTGCTAGCATTAAAAAAGCGAAGGCAAAGAAAAAGCTTACCCATGAAGAATTGCAGGATGTTGCGCAAACCGTGAATTTTCATTTTTTAAAGTACCCAAAAAGGGCACACCTGTTGGAAGTCTCCTTTCTTTCCGAAAAAGAAAGGGAAAGGGCCTCTGAAATCAAAAAGAAATTTGTATATAATATCTTTTCCGACGTTCGGAGAATGTTGGAAATTAACAACACAAAAGGCGACGCCTCAAAGAGGATAAGCCTTGAAACGAAAATTTCAGAGGAGCAGAGCATTTCCGATATTCTCGACGCCTCAAAAAATGCGATGTTTTCAACAACTCACCGAGACGACGGGAAGGAGGCAATTTCTAACCTTTACAAACTGGTTAGAGAAATGCGCGAAAGGGCATTCCTGGTTTACAGTAAAGACACTTCCCGGCAAAAGCTCCACAAACTGAAAAAGGCCCTATCAATGACAACTTGGATCTGGTGTAATGGATACACGGGAAGCAAGTTAAAATGTCCCGTGATTGACCGGAAAAGAGGCGATGACTCAACATTTCGCAAGGCAATGCAGCATTTCAGGGATTACATGCTTCATGGAAAGGAAATAAAATCTTTTCAGGATGCAGACTTTTTAGAGGCCCTTTCCTGATTTCATAGGAAGCAAAAAGCCCGCAAGGCGGAAACGCTTTGCGGGCTTTTTCGTGGACGGATACGCCGTCCGCTAATTTCCCACCCCGGAAACCCCGGCACAGGGGAGGCCGATAAGTCCCAAGCCACCGGCACGCGCGTCACCTCAACCCCTGCACGGGGATTTTTTTTGCACGGGTCACGCCGTCCGCAATTTTCACCATGAGCACCAAGCAACTCTATCACCGCGTCCGAACGTCCCTCCTGGAGGGGCTCGCCCCATGCAGTGAGGAAGAGTTCCGACGCCGCTGCCGCATCCTGCATTACCTAACCCGCAGGATGGGCCGCCTAACAGCCTAACAGTCTTCAGCCTATCCACCTAACTCCCATGACCAAACCGATCACCGTCACTTTCGATGCAAAGAAGGTGAAGGGCGTCAATGGCAAGGCCCACCGCAAGGAGGGCAAGTGCCACTTCGAGTCCTTCTCCATCATTGATCCCGAACGACTCTGGGAGCGATCCGCGGGCATCTTCGAGGCCCCCGCCGCCATCGACCTTCGACTCTATGGCACCGGCTCCAGGAACTACGCCTGCATCTGGATCGCCAAGGAGCCGTGGGGATGGGCAAGCGGATCCGGTTGGGCGGGTGGCTGCGGCTACCACCGACCCAGCGCCGCCGCCGAGGAGGCCATCAACAATGCCGGATTCTCGATCAGCCAGAACATCGGCGGCGTCGGTGATGAGGCCGTCATCGAGACCCTCTTCGCCATCGCCAAGCTGATCGGCGTGAAGAAACCCATCCTCCACAAAGCCCACCCCTAATGAGCGCCAGATACAAAATCATCCGTTTCTCCCACGGCCCCGCCGAGAACCGAGTCATCAAGACCGACCTAACCCTCGAAGAAGCCCAGGAGCATTGCGAGGATCCCGAGACCTCTTCACGAACCTGCTCCAAAGCAATGGCCGAGCAGGAAAAACGCGACCATGGATCCGACCTTTGGTTCGACGGCTACACCGAGCAATGACCGCGCACCTCACCATCCCGGCTTCCCGCGAGGAGGCCGATCGGATCCGCACGGCCAGGGGATTTTGCTCCTTCAAGGACTGGGAGCGCAACATGCGCCAAGCCATCCAGACCAATAAAGCCCGAGGCCGAACCGAACTGGTCGAGGCCCTGGAACGGGAATTCTACCGCTACATCAAACCCAACCTATGACCGCCATGACTAAATCGCAGGAACTTTCGATCCTCGACGAGGCCATCAGCAAGCTCGGCACCGGGTCCTATCTCGGGCCATGGCTTCGCGAGGTGCGCGACGAGGTGGAGGGGATGATCCGCTCTGACATCTTTCCCACCGAGATTTCCATCGCGAGGACGAATGAACTCTGTGTCTCCAGGATCGAGACAGCCCATAAGCACTGCAAACAGCTCGGCGAGGATGCCCGCAAGGAAGCCGACCGCATCATTGAGACAGCCAACGATCAAGCAAGGTCCTCCCGAGCCTACGCCAGAAAATGCCTCAACGAAGCCATAGACCGAATCCAATGACCTGCCCGAGCTGCCAACTGATGGTGATCCAAGGGGTCATCTGTCACGAACACGGCTGCCCCGATAATCACCTCTTCACCACCCAGGAATGCAAGTGGTGCGGGACAGAATTCCGACCCACAGAGAAGCGCCGTGATTACTTCTGCAGCGCATCCTGCGCGGCGGCCTACCACGGCCATCCCGAGCCCGAATTTGACGAATCCTACGCCCTTCCATCATGAATGACCTCGAAACCATTCCCTATCGGGGATGCACGATCCGCGTCGTATCCGACGATCATCCCGGCAATCCTCGCAAGGAATTTGACCACCTTGCCACGATGGTCTGCTGGCATGGCCGGTATGACCTCGGCGACGAGCAACCCAAGGAGAATGCGGGCGACTATCTCTGCCGCATGGCCGCCGAGAAGGACGAGGGCTTTTCAAGGCTCAACGACCTGTATGATGAGGCCCTCAGACGCGGAAGCGACCGCGCCTGCCAGCGCATCAATCGTCGTCTCGCCCGCGAGCGCGAGCGCGTGCTCGCCGAGCATTACGTCATCCAGCCGCTCTATCTCTACGAGCACTCCGGGATCACCATCAGCACGGGATCCTTTTCCTGTCCGTGGGACAGCGGCCAGGTCGGCTTCATCTTCATCCCGCTGGAGACCATTCGCAAGGAATGGCCCGTCATCCCAGATGGCCTGACGATCCAGCAATGGGCCGAGAAGATCATCGAGGGCGAGGTGAACGAGTATGACGCCTACCTGACCGGCGATGTCGTCGGCGTGATCGCCGAGGACGAGGAGGGCGAAGAGATCGACTCCTGCTGGGGATACTACCCCGACGAGAAGGGATCCCACGACTACGCCGTGGAGGATGTCAAATCCGCGATCGACCACCACCTTGAGCGCCAGGCCGAACTGGCCACCGACCTCTGCTGCAACATCTAACATTCCCACTTTCCCACTTTTCCACCTTTCCCCATGAGCGCCACCACCCCCGATACCGTCCTGGCCGCCCTCCCGTGGTTCCCAGGATTTTACAACTCCATCCTCGACGATCTCATGGATCGCACCATCGAGATGGAGATGGAGGACACCGGCGAGACCTATGACCAAATCATGGATCGCTATTCCGCGCACCTCGCCATGCAGGCCATAGCCAAGGCCTGGGTCAAGGGATTCGCCAAGGAGACCGGCATCCCCGTGGAGCTGGAGGAGGTGCAGTCTCCGAAGTTCTATAACTTCACAACCGACCGCCTCTTTGTGCGAGTCCCCATCGATACGATCGAGAAGATCGCGAGCCAGATGGACGACAAGCCCCTCCGCGAGACGATCCGCAAGAATCATTCGAGCAGGTCGGGCTTCATCAGCTTCTACTCCAACGATCTCGACGATCCCGAGTGGCAAAAGCCCGTCCGCGACTGGGATCTCAATCAGCTCGGCACCCTGCTCGAGGCCAAGCTCCTCCAGGATGACTACGACCAGGAGTATCTTGAGGACTCCTGCTACAGCGAGGCCGCCTTCATGGGCGCGGAAGATGCAGGATGGATCAAGGATCGTCCCGAGAAGGAGGCCCCATGCGCGAGCTGATCGAAGACACCCTCGGGGCCATCGGCCTCTTCGCCCTCATCTACCTGATGTTTCTGCTGACATGAGCACACCCATCCTACCTTGGTATTTCAAGACTGCGTTTAACAAAGCCGATCAAGGACTCATCATCGAGGAGCAAACCGGCAGGACCGTCGCCGTGAGCTACGACGGCAAGGATGCACCACTCCTCGCCGCAGCTCCCGAGATGCTCGCAACCCTGCAAGCCTGCCTGGAGGCCATGGGGGACTACTACGACGCCAAGGATGCCGCAGGCGACGAGGGGGCACGCCTTCACGATCTCATCACCTCCACCATCTACAAGGCCACCCAATCAGCCATCCCATGACCACCAACGCCATAGAAACCAAGCTCAAGGAAGCCTCCGCCAAAGAAGCCGAGAATAATTGGGAAACCACCTGGAAAAGCCAGACCAGCTCCTTCATGGCGATGCTCTCGGAGAGATGCTCGACGAGTTGCTACAACACGGGCAACACAACCGCCCCGTTCCTCGTTCTGCCGCACAGATCCATCCATTACTGCTACCAAGTTTATCAGGAAGTAAATGGTGCAAACGGTCGCCGAGAGGAAAAGCTTACAAACAAATTGATGATCGAGGTCTCCTATCTGGAGGAGCAGGTAAAGAAGACATGGATTGCTCACGAGACTGACCGCATCTTCAAGATCAAGCTCGAGCACTTGCTCTCGGTAGCGGGAGTCGCATGAAACTCATTCACCTAAAGCCAACCCGAGGAGATGCCTCAGAACGCCTCAAACTCTACTGCCCCGTCCTCAATCGGTCGCTCCTCTGGAACGAAGCCGCACAAGCCGGATGGATGGTCGACATCGAGGGAAAGCCGTTCCACATCGAGTCCTACTACTCCCCGGAACGCCTCAAGGCCGAGGGGATCAATCCCAATAGTTAAAGCATGAAAACCTACGAAGTCGGCATCCGTGCCACCATCTGCAAGCGCCTCACCGTATTGGCCGAGAACGAACAGGACGCCATCGAGGCCGCCCATGAGCAGTTCAGCGTGCTCAACGACGACATCCCCGAGAACTACGAAGAGGAGACCGATTTCTGCCGAGTCAAATGATCCTCTTCATCCCCAACACCAATCCCAAGTCGGAGTTCTCTCACTTTGAGATTAGCCCGAAACGTCAGGATCCCGAGAGCAACGCGGATAATATCCGCGAAATCTGGACCGACGAGGAGAACCCCGAGTTCTGGAGCGTCTATGGCCGCGAACGTCTCAAAGATGAACCTGACTCCGAGTGCGGAGGCCCAGCGACATGGATTGCAGACTTTGAAACCGAAGGCCTTGCTCTCGAGTTCATCCGCCAGCTCAACGGATCAATTCAAGACCATGAGCTTTAAGATCCAGACGATCGGCGTCCACGGATGGGGCGATGTCAAAGTCGCATACGACGAGAGCGAGGACTACCAGGACTGGCACTTCAAGACCCGCAAGGAGGCCATCGCCGAGCTGGAGGACTTCCGCGATCTCGACCCCAAGCTGACCTCTTACCGAGTCGTCCCCACCACCACCCCCTCTCAAGAAGACTTTTATTCATGATCACAAAATCCACTTACCAAGTCAGCGTGACGGTTAATGTACCGGCCTATGCCACGGTCGAGATCGAGGCCACTAGCCAGGAAGAAGCGGAGAAGATCGCCGCGCGCGAGATCCGCGGTGACGAATGGGAAAGCGACATCTGGCAAAATCTGGTCTTCACCCCTGCATGGGAGGAGGCCGAGGGATTGTGCGTCTCATGAAAACCGCCGAATCAGCCCTCAAGGCCGACGTGGAGATCACCGCGCGCGAGTTCAACAAGCGCCACGAGTGGGACATCAACGCCGCCATCGATCTCGCCAAGGAAGTCCTGACCGACGCAAACGCCCACCAAGAGGTGCGCTACCTCACCCACGGGGAGGAACTAGCCGATGCCCTGCGCCAACTCCTGGAGCGTAGCCACAGCCTCGACCAATCCCCAACCCATGACGGCCTCCTCAACTGCGAGGCCATCGCCCGCGCCAGGGAAGCCCTCCGCAACATCGCACGACCATGAGCACCAAGCGAAAGATGCCCGACGATCTCACCGAGATGCAGGATGAGATCACCGATATGCTTCTAAAGATCCACAAAACCGAAGGAGCAGAAGGGGTGCGTAATATCTTGCGCATGGCGGTCGTTAACTACATTTACGAGACACCAGTTCCAGGACGCCACAAAGGCCTGCAGCGTATCCAACTCCTCAATCAGCTCGCCGAGGCCATCACCATCCCCTGCCACGCGCATGATACCATCTCATGATCACCCAGCCCCAGCCACCGATTGCGAATCGGAGCCCCTCTGCTACAGTGGGATCCATGAACTCAATTTTCTCGATTGTCCCTCGCAAGATGATCAAGGGTCCGCTCTGGGTGTTTGACGATCCGGATCGCGGGCTCCAGGCAGAACCTTTTCTTGAGGACGCATCCGCAGCACTCGATAAGATCGCCGAAAAGATCGGAGCAGTCGGGGAAATGGTGCTCGCTTTTTCAGCTACCGAGATACCCGACGCAACCATGGTCATCGAGCGCATCGGATCAGGAGACCATGCGGATCTCCATGGCGTGCTCTATCTTTTCGAGAAAAAGAGGGTCTGGCTTTGCCCGGCGACCACCAAGTATTTCCCGAAGCCACCAGAAAAAATCTGGCTCAAGGCTTATCGCTACGCATAATGTGTTTTTATGATCGGAACCGTCCTTGATCTTTTTGTGAAATCGATGGCAGAGCAAGCTGCTTTGGCCGCCGTCAAGGCCGCAAAAGAAAAGGCCGGAGAACTCGCGGATTATCTCCAATATCCTGCGCCGCATTCAAACTCGGAGTCGCAAGATAGTCCTCGATGTGACGACCAATCCCCGTCTTAGCTCCTGAGGCAGCCCCTTTTGCAAATCGGTCTTTGAGGATTTTGGTTCCGTATTTTGAATGCGCAACAGCCGTGCGGACTACATTGTATGCCGGATAGATCGGTTCCACGGCGGCCATGGCGCCACCTACGATTCCAGCTCCCATGTAATCAGATTTCTTGGGGGCCCTATTCATCGGCACCTGCGGGAGCTTTGAGATGATTTTTTCAGTAATCTTGGATCGCGGTCCAGCCACAATCCCGGCAGCGGCTTTTGTTGCCTGGTTGGCCCCAGGGATCTTTGAAGCAATAATGGTCCCTCCCTTTCTTAAAAAACGCCTGCTACCCAGGCCCTGATGGTAGATTTCCGCAAGTTCAGGGCCCGCCACAATGTCCGCCGTTTTTGTAATCGCAGGGTGGATCATTTTACCGGATTTCGCATGACGAACACCTGTCTGGTAAATAGCCGCTCCAACCCTGTTCATCAGCGTATTGGGCTTGAGCATCCTTTTGTAGAGAACATTCATCCCGACATGTAATCCACCAGCAATTCCCGCGCCAGCCAGCAGGGAGAATTCTTTCTTCTTGAGGATGACGTTAGGAGCCCCGGAGACATGATCAGCCTGATAGCCAGCACGCCGAGCCATCCTTTCATAATGGCTACCCAGCTTCTCATTGGTCGTAATTCCAGAGGTCTCGGGAGAGAGCGTTTCTGGACGATAGACAATTTCTTTCCTGTTCTTGCTGAGATTGGCAAGCATCGGCTTCATAATCCCTCCGACTCGGGCACCATTGCGGTAAGTTCTGTGGTCGTCTTCCGGTGAGTCCACAATGTCCCAAGAGACGCGATCTTTACTTTTGCGATTCAAGATCTGAGAAACCTCCGGGTTGTCCTTATGCCGGATCGTCACCGTCCTGGGATACCGAGCCCCGGAATCAGGTGTGATAAGACTCCACCTGGTCCCAGGAGCCCACTTGCCGCCAAGTCGACCAGTGAACACGCCGGTTTTGTATCCAAACTCAGACAGGGCCGCCAGACCCCTAAGCCTTTCCATGAAATTCATCACCCACCACCAAACGTCAACATGACTCCACAAGATTTCATCGAGTGCGCGAGTAAAAGAGGGTTTCACCTTTCAGAAGCCGACGCTCTCGACATTCGAGACAGGTGGGCCATGCCAGGAGAATCCGCGGAAAGCGCGATCTGCGGATGGTTGCTTTGTTTTGAAACGTGCGATCCTAATCTCGAGGTAAAATTCGGACTTCCGGCCAGCATCTTTGCATGAACACCCAAACACTTACCCCGCCTCCGATTGCGAATCGGAGCCCCTCTGCTACAGTGAGATCCATGAACTCAGTCAATACCCCCATCCAGAAAGCAGTTATTAACTTTCTCATCGAGACTAAGAGAAGGGTTGCCTGGAATGGAAATCCATGCACGCCGATCCAGATGTTCCGAAAAGGAGAACGCCTCGGAGGCATAAATCAACCATGCGATGTCGTTGCGTTTTTCCCGACACCGAAGGAGTTCTCTACGATGCCACTGCCGGAATTTTGCCGGATCTACGGAATCAAGGTTCCTGAAGTCCCTGCAGGTCCTGCGAATGAAGTCCAGGGCGCGCCTTCTTGCGCCACTCTTCCGATCCCGGAGCCCATTTATTCCTCCGGTTGGCCAGGCGCGAAGCCTCTGCCGCTGGAACATGCGGTCTGAGGTTGGTGGCAAATCCACTCGCCTTTTCAGAGCGGTGATGATTTGCCGTCAGCCATAGGAAGTCATCCGGCCTCTCCTCGGCAAGCTGCAGAGCCGCCATGGGGTGCATCGGGCCGGTGTAGATTTTCCCGTTGGAGGCCTGCACGGTCACATGGGTCTTTAGGATTTTTTCATCCACAGGGGATTTCTTCCGAGCCGAAGAAAATCTCTCCCGCCAGACGCTTCGCGGGGCACGACCTTTAGCAAGCGCAGAACGCGCCGCCTCGTAATTTGGATACCCAAGCTCTTTGTAACTGAATAAGAGTTCCGAAAATTCCGACACTTTCCTCAATCGCTCCATGAAATTCATCACCCACCACCAAACGTCAATTCCATGACCACCACCTACACCACTAAGGCAGCCGGGCTTCTCATGGCATCCCTGCCCGAGGAGGCCTGGAGGAACGGTCAGCTAGACAAGCATCTCCTCATCGTCCACCTCGACGACGAGGACACCCTCACCGTCACCCGCGCGGAGGCCGACGGCATCATCTACCCCGACACCAACATCGACCTGGCTGAATATGAGGATGGGATCCTCGATCGCGATGACTCGATCGATCTCATGCACTATCTCCGCCGCAACGACATGATCGAATGAGCACAAAAACCAACTCAGAACCCGCAGGACGGATTGCTTTCAGCTTCCGCGTCACCCTGGAGGCCATCCCGTGCACCCCAGGAATCCCGACGGTCCAACTCAAGAAAAGCGCCCGCGCCGCCGTCGAGAACGCCCTGCGAAAGTCCTACGAGGAAGGTTTCATCCATCCCCTTGAGGACGAAACAGGGCTCGAAATCGTCTCCATCAAATAATCATGAACACCGAATCAGATGCCTACGAGCCCGAGATCCTCTCCTTTCAGGAACTCGGCTATCCGGCCATCGAGTCTCTGGAGTCATGGATCGTCGATAATGTCGACGGAGGCTCCGAGATCTTTTTTGAGGAGAGAGAGGACGGATCCCGCGTCCAGTCTCTCGATGTCCACGAGGAACTTACTTTCCTTCAGAAATCCTACTCCAAGATGCTCGATTTCATCGAGACGGTCGCCTCCGGAAATACCGAGATCGAGGACCTCGAAAGACAAGCGCAGAAGATCCTCGACGGCCTCACAAAATCGGAGTCATAAATCATCTCAAATAGACACCTCCTGTCCACCCCACCCAGCTACCATTACCACCCCATGAAAGCACTCATCGCCATCGTTCGTCACTTTTACGGCCCAGAATCCACCGTGGAACTCCTCAAGTCAGAGCACGACGGCGGAAATACCCCCCGCGTTTTTCAGAGTCCAGAGGAGGCCCAGAAATGGTGCCGCGAGAAGAATGCGGAAATCTACCACCTCCGTCACAATGAATCATGCCGGCCTGATTTCGTCGTCATCACCGTGAACGACATGGACGGGGAAGAAGCGAGGTCCCTTTACAACGAGGGTGCCTACGACGATCTCCTGTCCCACCGCGGAACCATGCTTTCAGCCTAACAATACACCCCAATGAACATCACACTGAAGGAAATTCAAAATCGACTGGATTCTATCCATAGAAATAAAGCAAATAACACCCTCACCAAAATCCGAGACGAGGCCTCCACGGCCATCAAGATAGGGGATTCAGAGAGGGCCGAAGGTGCCGTCGAAGAACTCTACGCAATTGCACTGTGCTATGAGTCGTATTTCTTTGACGGAACGGTAAAAATACCCACCGAATCCACCCCATGAAAATCCTACTACCCCTCCTGATGACACTCCTGATGGGTCTCGCCATCGGTGTCTCTGCTGCCGAGGGCCGCGACGGGATCCGATACCAGTGCCCCCGCTGCGGCCAGGTCGAATATCACCCTCGTCCCGGCTACTGGTATTGCAGCTCCTGCAAGACCAGGATGATCTATAATCCGTGATATAAACCACCCAAGCCATGCCCATCCTCAGAATCCTGATTGCCTGGTGGTGCGCCAAGTACCCGCCAGAAGGTAACTTTATCCCCCAACGCTATAAGGATCACTCCATGCTGGCCGTGGCGTCCGTCAAGATCCTTTGCGTGGTCGGTTTTTTTGCCACGGGATCCAACATCTGGACCTGGCTGATCTGGCTTCCGATTTTCATGATCTTTAACACCGACGACTTCTACAAGGTGTATGAGGAATACTGGGAGATCAGGCTCAAGAAGAAGCTGACCCTCACCGGGGCCATGGGCCGCATCATCAATCTCTGGGTCGACGACAAGCTGAAGAAAATCGAGGAGCGAGGCCGCAAGAAATAACCGCCGCGAAGATGTCGGGCCTTATTCCCATTTCACACAACCACCCCAACACCATGTCCACGCAATACAAAATCGAAGAGCATTAGGATCCTTCTGGAGTCATCACTGCCGAAAGCAACCCGGTTCATGAGTTCAATCTATGGAAAGACGCTGCGAAAAATGATCCAAAATCATGGTCAGGACATGAGTTTTCCTTGGCGGATTTTGAATCGTTTATTGAGAAGCTTAAAGAAAACTAACCACACAACACACCCCATGACCAAACCCACCCCACTAGAAAGCGAAGAGAACCTAGATGTCCGCATCATGATCAATGAGCTGACAGGCCATACCAACAAGTCCCCAGAGCAGCTCCGCCTCGAGCTGGAGCGCGAGCTGGCAGCAGAACCTCCAGCCACCAAGCTCGATCCCGCCAATCTCCCCAAGGATCAGTGCTGGGTCGAGGTTCCAGGCAAGGTCAAGGTCGCCCTAGGCCGCATCATCGCCGACAACGACCTCCCAATCGACGATCTCACCCGCGACTGGCTGGAGGCCGAGGTCGCCTTTCACAACGGCGTCCCCGCCGAGCACATCGCCGCCGATGGCTGCATCATCACTACCGGAAAGTCCTGGATCTATGTCCCCGAGAGCGCCCGCGCCAATACCGGCTTCACCTTCTATCCCCAACCGTAACCACCAACCCACCACCACCCCATGAAAACAGAGCCACTATTCGACAAGGAAACCCACCAGCTCATCATCGCCGTGATCCTGATCGGCGTCGGAATCGCCATGATCACCCGCGGATCACGTCAGGGCAATATCCTGCTCGGACTCGGCGTGACGCTGATCTCCCGCTATTTCTCGCTGGAGCAGCGCATTGAGGAGTTTACCGAGGGGGTCTTTTCAATCATCACCCCGAAGCAGGTGTAGGATCGCCACCCATCACCTCGATGAAGACCTGTATCTTCAGGGGGCATCGCATGCCAAACCCCTTCACACTCCAGTGTCCTCAGCACCACTGGAATGATCTTTTGGGAAAATCGATCGACGGGGAATTTCTTATCACGATAGGAGTATGGAGACCCCAATCCGAAAATGTCTTGGAACGGATCGGATATGTGGAAGTCCATCACATGGGACCCCTGGACCAAATCCTCTACCCACCCTACACGGGTCCGGCGCCGATCGCCTCCCCCTCCATAGAGGACCCTAGCTTCAAGATCTGCTGATCGTTGTTGAGTGATCGCATCGTCTCGTCCTCAAGCACTCCTCCACTGAGGGCCATCACGATCTGCATGCACTCGCAATCCCACAAGTGGTTGGCGCGGCGGAAGGCCTTCCAGTAGTAGATGAGCCGTCCGGTTCGGGTTTCTTTGGGAACGCGCCGCTCGGCATTCATTTGGTGGACGTAATCCTTGGTGACTTGTGCATGCACATGCCATCGGGGCGGATTGGCACCGCGGAGCGCCGTCAGGCGGTCTTTGATCCGGTCGGTACACCAGTAGCGGTATTTGGCCCGGGTGTTGTTCTCGTTCTGGTGAATCGTTCCCAGATGAGGATCCCTGAACTGCACCGGCGAGTATTCCCTGACAACCCGCAGGCCCGGCCCCAGGGTGTGCGGGTATCCGTTGCGATCCTGTCCCCAGAGTCCTCGCCAGCCGTATTTGACCAGCAGCGCGGCCACCATGTTCGGCCGGTGCGCCATATCAAGGCCGACCCTCTGCGGATCCACTCCATAGTCTTTCTGCAGCTTTTCGAGTTCCTCCGGGGTATCGACCCGATCTGCAAAGAGGAGCCAGCTTTCCTGCCCATTGGGGCCATTGGGATGCCCCCAGCTCCGCACAACAGCCCAGAAGTGGCCTTCCTGCACGTCGACCGTCATGATCGGGATCTTCTTATCGGGTAGATCGGAGACCGTGTAGATGGTGGTCGGGATCGGCTCGTCGTCGACGGCCTGCTCGGAGTCAAATGGCTCGGCCAGCGTCGAGTTGATGAAGTTCTGCCTCAGGGTCATGCTCCCTTTGGTCTGGAGCCACTTGGCAGCCAAGAGTCCCCAATGGCATTCCTTCAAGGGGGCGTAGAGCGAATTGAGGTGGTAGCTTCGGAATCCGCGGAGCGGATTGGGGTTGGTAGCGCGCCATTCGCCACCTAGGAGCATAACCTCCTTCTGATGGTTGTAGATTTTCTGGTCGCACACCTGGCAGCGGTAAAACGTATTACGGATGACTTTTTCCAGATCCCAATCACCGGCGGCATTTTTGCTCTCAAACTCGTCTTTGTCCCACCACCGGACTTGCTTCCAGTTGAGCCGGATCTTTTCCCCACAACAGGGGCAAGGCGTGTGGAAGTATCTCTGATCCCCTTTCAGAAACTCCCCCCAAATCACGCCGTCCGTTGTCGTAGGAGTGCTGGTTTTGACGCGCAGCGGGTAGTGGAAGCTCTTGGAGCGCTCTTCCGCGTTCTGAAGCGCACCCGCCTCTCGCTCGGTCCTCAGTTTGAATTTGTCGGTCTCATCCATGACGATGAAGCCGGCGGGGTGGGATGCCAGGTTGGCCGGAGAGTTACTGCCTACGAACTTCAACGATGCCCTGGCAAAGGTCTGTCCGCAGGTCGTGTAGAGATGCCGGTCCTCGGGTTTTTGAGCGCGAAGCGGAGGGCAATCCTCCACGTATGGCCGCCAACGATTGGTGGAGAACGTCCTGGCCAGATCCAGGTTAGGCATGACCCACAGGAGGTTCATCGGATCGTTACAGAGCTTCCAGGCTGCCCCACCCATGATCGTCATGGTTTTGGCTGTCTGAGTGCCGAAACAGAGCACCAGATCGGTGACCGACTTGTCTCGGAAGCATTCCAGAGGCTCACGGACATAGGGCCTGGAATCCGTGCGAAAGGCCCCAGGCGTGGCCGTTTCCCGCTCCGTCAAAACAACATGACGCTCCAGCCACTGCCAGACAGGAATATCTTCCGGCTGCGACAGCATATCCCACATGGCCGCTTCAACGGCCGCGGATGCCTCAGGGCTACTTTGAATCCGGTGGGCCATGAGTCAGAGCTTTTTGGTAGCTCGTTTGGCCCTCTAAAATTGCTGCTTCGACCTCCTCCGAGATCACTTTTTCCGCTAAAACGTCATCGAGTGGGTTAGCCTTGGATGCACACCGCTTCCCAACGGCCCTAAGGCGAGTCAGGAGAGGCCCCCAGGCCCTCCGAATGATCTCTTTGGAGTCTTCTATCGAAAGTAACTGCCCGCGCTTTTTCTGAAGCTCCAGGACCGCCTCCTCCATCTCGATACGGTTGGCGCTGGCCTTGTTGTAGGCATTGATGGCCGTCACGAGCTTGTCGGCATGCTTTCCGGAACGGCACTCCTGGACAACTTCAGCCGCCTGCTCCTCCACCTCAATCGCCTGCTTTAGCGCCTTCTCAATCGTGTTGAGCCGAGGCCTCTTCCTCGGATACCCCCCGAACCCCGGTTGTTGGTTTGTTTGAAAATTTACCCCTGCACCTTGGCTTTCCGGGTTTTCAGGATCGGCTTGGAATGATTCGGGGCGAGACCGACCCGAGCGATACCCCACCCCCAACTTGGCATTCGCATTCCTCCACTCGGTTGCCGACTCGAGCGAATCCACGGGACACCCCCGGGTTATGAGCTTGTAAACGTAGGCCCTGGACGTTCCCCATGCCTGGGCAATGACTGGAACTAGACTTCTTGAATGGGAACCTGATGTCACAACCTAACTGCAACTTGTCAACTAATCAGTCACACACAAAGCAACTTGACAATGGCTAAGGCCTAACCTGTTGAAACCTATTGTAAATAGATTCCTTTACCACCATGGTGGTGACACTTCTATGCAGAGGTGATGCTCAGGTATCGGCTCGGACCATGACATTCGGCAGGCGAGATGGCGCCAAGGTCGGCGATCGATGAGCAATGGTAGCAGCGGTGGCTCAGGTCATCCCCAAGATTCTCCAGGAGAAATACACGCTTTTTGATTTCCGCACCTTTTTCACCCAAACAAACACCATACTACCTATGCAACCTATGCAACCTTTGCAAGGGGGGATACAAATCCAGCATTGAAAGCGACTTCCGACGAGCACAGGTTGGGCAACGACCTTCACATGACCTGTGCAAAATAGCCATAAAATGCACGTTCTGAGCCATAGTGACTCGGAAAACAGCGTGATCGGGCCAATGACGACCCATCCAGTCGAACGTACTGTTTTTCACCATCGTCGCACCGCGACGACTATTCTCATTAAAGATAACGTCCACATATTTAACATAGGTTCGCAAGGTAGTTAGACCCAGAAAATGGGTCGCAGGGAAAGCTTGGAAAAGCGTGAGATCTCCGCGTGATTCGGCGGATTTATTGCCTTGAAGCGGGAAGCGTAATGACTGCGGCTCCTGAGTGGGCAGCCTTGATGCCGTCCACATAGCCCCGGGAGTACGAGGCCAGATCGCGATCATGTTGATCAGAGAGATGGCTGCAGCCGGAAGCCAGCAAAGCCATGGAAACGAGAAAGAGCCTGCGCATGGAATAACCCATGACACAGGCTCTCGTGACTCGCAACCTAGCCTACGGATGCCTCAACAGGTGCGGCTACTGCTTCTGTATCGACAGGCTCCTCGATAAAGTAACGCTTCTGGCGCCCCTTCCCTGATGATCCAAAGAGGATTGATGCCCCCGAGGCCATTCGGAACGACCTGGGACGAGCCCTCAGATCCACATTGGGGCCATAGCGCCCCAGTAGCAGGCCGAATGAAGACTTTGCCTTGGCTAAGAGCATGAAGTCGCCATCCGACATACGGCCATCGAGCAGCCAGGAGAAAAGGTCATTCTCGTGGGCGGCATTGACCACCTCCTGGAAGGTGAACTCACGGCGCGAGGTGAACATCCCCTCCATCAGCACCGAGAGAAGCTCCCGGAGCTGGCGATCCTCATTGTTACCGCCAACGGCTAACTGAGGAGCCTCCAAGCAGTTGCCGAAGCCTGCATGAGCAACGATCCCACCGATCAGCTCCCCCCATTGCTCGAAGCCCAGCTTCGGCTTAAAGCCAAACGAAGAGGCCGTAGGGCGACCGGCCGCATGCCACGAGCGGACACAGCCCCAGATAGCCGAGAGAATATCGATCCGATTCTCCCGCTGCATCAGCCAGGCATCGTCGATCACGAACGGCGGCTTACGATCCTGCACATCGCCCTCCGAGACCTGCAGATCACAGAAGAGAAAGCGATGAGACAAATCCGGCGAAACCATGAGATCATTCCCCGTGACAAAGAGAGAAATCTTATTGGGAGCGACGACGATCTCCGAGCTGCCGAGCACACGGGCCTCCCAGAAGGGAGTCGTCAGCAGGGCCTCCAGAGCCTGGGACGAAAGATAACCCCGCACATTATCGAAGCAGACATAGTTCGAGGCCGAGATCACGGCCGCATCGATACGCTTCACCAGCTCCTCCTCCTTGGCATGCCACGACTGGGCGACAAAGCGACCATAGATCGGAACGATCGCCACCTTGGCTAGAAGGGACTTACCACTGCGCTGGGAGTTAGCGTTGAAGATAAATCCCATACGCGAAGCCCCATCGGGAAGGAGGCCGACACAGAACTGGGCAACCATCGCGGCAACCTGGACAGCCATCGAGCGACAATTCTCATCCGGCCGCAGCCGCTCGCCCTTACGCTCCGCAAAGGGGAACTCGCGCAGCAGGGCACGGAGATAGACAGTGGAGGTATCCAGATCCCAGTCATGGTAGAACTGGTTAGCTCCACCATCCTTTGGGGGTTCGGGGGAGACAGAGGGTGAATCAGAGGTAGTCATTGTTTTTGATGGAGTTGTGAAATTGGGCGCCGGCAGAACCAGCAGATCTTCTTTTGAACGGCGAGCTTCAGGGCTTTTTGATTATCGACTTTGACCTCGAAACGGCCGCATGAGGGGAAGAGGGATCCTGATCTTGGAACTATCTCTTCCCGCCAGTCGCATTCGCCTATCCCATCGCGGGCTTGCCACGACATATATCGAGCATAAACAGTCATTGTTTTGTTGGAGTTAGGAATTCTAATTGGGCGCGGATTAACTTTTGTTTTTCCTGCCCTGATAGCCAGTGAGGTTCGATACTTAATGATTCCACCAGCAGCTCGCGGAGCTTCTGGTTTTCCGCCGCCTCCTTCTGCCGTAGCTCGCGCTCGCGGCAGAGAGGGAATTGGGTTGCTCCCTCCTCAGTTCCAAACCCGCACGCATACTCTTGCAGGTTGTCCATTAATTTAGCCCCGCAGTGAGGGCATTTGTCGAGATTGTTCATTTGATTAGTTTAGGTGGAAGGTTGGAGTCTGTGATCTTTGCCCACCACGACCATGATTCTGGTCCCCAAGCGTCGTAGGCATCTCCTGTTGTGACATCCGTTACGGAGAAATAATCTTCGTCACACGAGATGTGAACCAGAGCTACTTCTCGGTCATTGTTGCTAAGATCTACAACGATCAGAAGCATTTCGCTGTCCCACCATAGGGCGGTTCCGTCATCACTGCATCCAGCGGTTCCGACGCCCCCAAGAGCAGGGCCTTTGTGCCATTCCAAAGCAGAGGTCATAAGAAAAGGCGTGGTTTCAGCACTCATGCAGCCTCCTTTCTGAACTTTTGTATCTTCAACCATTCACCAAAGCTCTCCGCGCAATCTTGCTTTAAATACTCACGATAGCGCATTGCAGATCGGGAACGCTTTGGAGGCAACGGACTGGAAAAGATCATGGCATCAATTCCTTTAGGAGTGACACAAAAGCAGTGCATTCCAGAGCACATTGGCTGCACTCCGAAATCTTCCATCAACCCCATTCCAACAAGCTCATTGCAGTCGTTGAAATCCTTAGATCCTGGGCCAGTAACAAATCGGTTTCTGTATTGCTCCCCATGACCGTACTTATCAACACCAAGGGAGTGTTGCAGGATGTGTAGCAGATCCGGCTTCATTTACCCTCCTTTCTGGCTGCAATCTTTTCCCTGATTGATTCAGGCATATCGTATTGCAGCGCCAGAGACACCGGGAGCGCTTGGTCTTCAAATTCCCCATCCTTGACTTGGCGGAGAGTTACCCAGTTGTGAGCGGCATTCCTGTAATGCAACCACCCCGCATGCACGAGGTAGGGGCGGTGACAATGATCTATGAAAATGAAGCTCATTCCCCCTCCTCCTCGCGGCCAGCGATTAGATCTACGATCCGATCCAACTTTTTAAAAATGATCTGACGCGACCCCCTGCATTCCAGGGCAATGTCCCCTTTAAGCTCCCAGATGAGTTCTGTGATCTCCTCGCCTGTTTCATTGAAGAGGCTTTTCTCAATCCTTCTCTTGATTTCTTCCGTGGCGATAGCCATGGCCCCTGGGGCACGCATATCAGCAATAACGGAGGCTCCGAACGTGATTTCCCCGATTACAGTCTGATGATCATGGTAATTGCGTGGAGTTGTGCGAATCCGGATTGCATTCCTGACTTCTTTTCGTTTCATAGTTTTATTAGTTATTCGTATTCACAGGCCTTGAACTGGCGATGGGGGTTAGCCTAATGGTTTCACCGAGAGTCTTGTCCTCCTTCAGTTTCGCGATTTCATTGAGCAAGTAGCGATTGATCTCCTCTTGGATTCGCATCCATGAGTGGAGGTCATCGGGAGCTTTGCGTGATGGCCTCACGCAATGACAGATTGGGCCGCCCCATGACGTAACCCCCTTGAGGATGGCGCCCCCGCATTCAGGGCAGCAGTCGATGCTTGAGTTAATCACTTCAGCCTCCTCCCTGTGTAGTAGTGATAGAGGAGCTGGAAAGCCTTATTGAGGGCCTGTTGATCCTCGATGTGGGCATGCTCGTCGGGAGTGGATTTGAGCCTCTTATAGGACTCGGCAATCGAGACAGCGACGATCTGATCTTCCTGATAGCCATCGATCTCGAATTCTAAGTAGAGCGGTTTTCTAGGTTTTTTCATGATTTGGGGGTTGGTTTCTTGCGGCGATTCCAGTCGCGGATCGCTTGAGACTTGGTTTTGACCGGGGCAGTTTTCACCCCACACTCACACCAGACGGCGAAGGAGTAATAGGAGGCGTCATAGCCTGCGCCGGATTCGTAAATATCGTCCTTGCTCGGCTGGGATCCGCAGAAAGGACATGGCTTGAGTTGCACGTCGCTCATTTCATTAGTTCTTCTTCTATGAGCTTGATGGTTTCTGGAAATCGCTCAGTGACTGCAACTAACAGGGTCGCAGCTCGCTCAAGCTCGACTTCAAGCTTCTGTCTAGCTTCCCGCTCGCGGCAGAGAATTGAACGCGAATTGTGGACAGGATCGAGATCGTGCTTAACCGAGAAGCACGCGTAAGTCCGACCCCACGAGCCAACGTTTTCCACTTCAGCCCCGCAGTGGGGGCAGTTGTCAGCACTCATTTTCCATTCCTCCCTGCGTAGACATGGAGCTGGATCATCTTTTTCATTCCGAGCTTCAGTCGGATATTATTCCGATGGACTTGGATCGTCCGAGGGCTAATCCCGAGACGGTCCGCACTCTGCTGGGTTGTGTAGCCGCTGGAGATATGGCTAAGGATCTCCTGCTCGCGCTCCGTAAGCTTGGATTCCCTGGTCTTGGAGTTCTTGATCGTGAACTCGCATCCATCCGGCTGACGGCGAGCAAAAGCAGACAGCAGAGCCAGATAAGCAGTGCCCCTGCTTCCATCGGTTTTGACGGCGATCTGGAATTGATACTGCTTCACAGGGCACCTCCTGCGCTTTCGCGATGGCCCGGACATCCGGTATCGTAGCAAAACCCATCGCAAGGCTCACCCACGGGGAGCACTTTTTTCCCATTGTGAAGTTGAAGACGGAGCCAATCGCGGACATAGCGACCGCTCTGCTTGTTTCCATTTTCGTCTCGGAAAAGGTTTCGGAGATCTCTATCCGGCCAGCGAAGCACGCCTTCGATGCACACGCACATGTGGAATGTTCTGGTAACGACGCTCATTTGCCCTCCTCTACCTTGCGGAACTCGATCACCCAGACCCACGGATTTGCAAACGAGGATCCAGCCCCGTTGATCGACTCCCAAAGGTCGAAGAACCACTCGCGAGGATCAGGACCATCAGCCATATTGGGGAAGGGGCATCCCTCCGCCATGGCATCGCCGCGAGTGATCTCATTCAGCCTCTCCACGCGGATGTTGGTGATCTCCAGCGTGATCCGGGATGCCCAGCGGGGCATGAATCGCGCATGACGATACCGACCCCAGAAAACATCATCACGGGGGCTTGCAAGGTAATTTACACAGCCATAAGTATCACCCCCCATGGCGGACGCCACGAGTCGAGGATGGAGGCGATCATAGTCTTTATGAACCTTCCACGCCTCCTTCACCCAGAGCCGGTCACCCGGATGACCGAAAGGGCAAGCGAGACGGTGATCCTCACTCTTCGCGGTTGGCGGAACCCATATCTCCGATCCGGCAACAGGGCTTCCAGCCGTCGCAAAACAAAGCGCGTGAGAGCGATTGCCATTTATCGCGTAGGCACAACCAAATGGAGGCTGATGCTTAATGACCCGCCTCGTCTGAGTCTTTTGACCTTCAAGGATGGCGCGGACCATCTCACCTTTGAAAAGGATGGGAGACTCTTTCACAGGCCACCTCCTTCGCAGTTTTCCTCAGCCTCGTAGAACGAGACACATTCGCATTTGGGACAACCCGTTACCCACGTCGGAGTGATATAGGGTTTATCTACGCGCTTTCTTAGCCTGTCTTCTTCGCGGTGAAGGTAACCGCAGTCGAAACATTCAAGGATGCTGTTTGGATCAGGTTCCTTCACAGCCCACCTCCTTCGCAGAGATGAAGTTCCTGCATGCAGAGAAGGCGGAATCGCTGAAGCTCCTCACGCTCCAGTTCCTCGCCCTTGGCGGCACGCTCGGCGATGCGATGCTCCGTCCAGGTAAAGCGATTCCAGCACTGCTGGACATGCTTCCAGAGTTGATGGGCAGCGCTCTCTTCGCCGGCAACGGGAGCCGGAGTTCTCTCAAACCGCTCGATTTCCTCCTCAAGCTGCTCCTGCTCACTATGGAGATCACCGATTTCATCCTCGAGATCCATGATCTCTCCCTCGATACGCTCGAGGCGCTTCTTGGCACGCTCCAGTTCGGCCTTGGAGGTAATAAGGGCTTCCTTCACTTGGCACCTCCCTTCATGGAATCCGCGATCGTGGATCCGATGAGACCACCGGCGGCTCCTAGCGCCACACTGATGCACAACGTCAGCACAAAGAGTTCAGCGAGGCTATGGCAACGATGGAAATCCGCGCCAGATAGCCAGTATGCAAACGGAGCGCCGATAGCCGGGATCAAGGCGCCAAGCAGGCCACCAATGACGATGAGAGCAATCCTCACTTGGCACCTCCTTCAGTGTCATCTATGAGGTTGCTGAGGTCTCGCCTGACAGCATTAAATACCGGCTCTTCGATCGGACTTCCTTTAACTGCAACCATCAGCAGTAAAATGATCCTTAGAGCTTTATTCCGCTGCGCTTCAGCCTCGGGAAATCCGCACTCAAATCCATGCTGGAATCGTTCCATCGCATCGGCATGGCCATCACCACGAGGCCCGAGCCACCGGATGCCAGTCGTCTTCCAGATGCGTTTCCAGAGCGGGTCGATGTCAGCGCTCACTTGGCACCTCCTTGAGTTGTGGCTCGCGGACTTTAATCGCCCCCAGCCAGGCGGCTTTCATCGCTTCCCGTTTTGCCAGGCATTCGATGGCATACAGAACCGAGAACATAGCGGATCTCGTGATAGCGCTGACTTCAGAATCAGCGATGACCTGTGATTCAGCACGATTGATCTCAGCGAAAGCCTTCCTGAGCTGCTTTAGGGCTCGGTGTGATGATGGGATGCGCTTCACTGGGATATCTTCTTCAATACTCATTTTTTCTTTCTCCTTTTGGGTTGGGTTCGATTGGTGCCGGTAGTCTGGATTGCGGTTGGCCAGAGCCGCCGCCTTCAGCTCCTTCAAAAGACGCCGGGAGCACTTTTCTGGGATGCTCACTCGGCACCTCCTTTGGTAAGGGGAAGAACTTTCCCATCACCGACTTCGATGACAGATATTTCAGGAAGCGTTCTTTTGGTGGTACTCGCCGCCGAGAGATCAGAGGTCCTGAAGCGGAAAACCACGATTCCATCGTACTCTTCTCCATAGGAATGCGTGCGATTGACCTCCCAGCGCTCACACCAGAGAGCGCCACCTGGGATTTGCATCGCATCACCGACACGGGGTAGGAAATTGAGGGGATTCACTTGGCACCTCCTTTCTGCTGGAGACGGCGTGTGGCCACCTCGACGCGGTAGAGCTGGGCGACGAGTTCGCGGATCTGATCGCGCGAGGCCACCTTCTGCCCCGGGGAGGCCAGCACCTTCAGATCCTTACGCGAGACCGGGATCTCGACCTTGATGATGTCGTAGTCGCTCATGCGAGATCCTCCGCGGCGATGACAATGCCGATGCAGAACAGCTCCCCATCCTCGTAAATGTTGAACGAGGCATGAGGGACATCGATCGAGTAGGTCCAGGGAGGCAGATCATCCGTATCGCACCAGATCGCCCGGAGTTCATGGGCGAGATCCTTGCGCTTCAGGAAATCACGCACCTCCTCCTCGCTCTCGGCATCGAGATCTTCCAAGCGATTGGCTGGGAGAATCCCTTGCTCATCGATAAGGAAAGTTCCTCCGTTATAGCAGCCGATCTCATCACAATGAAGCCCACGGATCTCGAGATTGTCATCCGAGTATCCGAAGATCACGAAGAGGCCGTTCTCCTTTGCCAGCTTCTCCTCCTCGCGGGTGATTTCGTTGCCATATTCACGGCCGCCGAGCAGGGCAGCCATCTCTTCTTTGGTGATTTTGCTAATAGTCATTGTGAAAAAGTCAAATGGTCGGACGATGGGCCTCATTCAGAGAACCAAGCGGGTAAGGACATCATCCACGCGGGTCTGCAGCCCTCGAATCATCCGATCCGCTTCCGAAATCGGATAGATGATGGGAATATGGGGAACCTCCTGAGTCGCCACGTCAGAGACAGACGCCCGCTCTGGAACCGGGGGGACCAACGCGCCGTCGAGACGACCGATCAAGAGATCCACCGAGGTGTTGAGATTGGCGATGCTAATGGCAAGCTGCTCACAGGCCCTGTAGTAGCATTCGCTGTTTGGAATCGGAGCGCCGAGGTGCCCCTGGGAGCTGTCTCCCAAATTTGTGACATCATAGCGTCCCGGGATTGGTCGCTCAGACTTCGGAAGCAAATAAGAGAGATTATTTGCCACGGTTTTTAGTTCATTTAAGAGTTCCTCTTCGGATTTCGATCTCTTAGCGGTGGGAATCGAGGTGTTTTTTTTCACGGGTTTCATGGTGGGTTTTGGTGTGGTGTGTTGGGGTTGGGGTTGGTGGTTAAAAGTGATCTGGCGAGAGTCGTTAATCGGGGAAAACGGCGATCTCTTCCTTCTCGCATTCATCCCAATCCCTGATGACAATCCCGCCGCAATAACAGCAGGACGCGCCGACATGGCCCCTCGGAGTGGAGCAGCATTCCAGTGCAAGGTATTCCATAGCGCTGATTCCTCGTTTTTTGAGGATCTCCAAAGCATTACTAAATTGTTTTTTCCTGCGATCGCTTGAGTTCATGAATTCTTCCAAAACGTCTCTTGTAACGCATAGTTCAGCTCGATTTTGAGGTGAGGCACCAAGGGGAGTTCCGCATGAGTATTTGCGGGAATTCTTTTTGCGGGGAGAGTTACAGAACTGACAATTAGCTAGATATTTTTTTGTGGTTTTCTTTGGCATTTGGGCGGTGGGTTGGGGTTTTAGCTTTCAGCTTTTAGCCTTCAGCTTTTCTTTTTGGGTTACGGGGCGAAGGTGTAGGTGCGCGTCTCAGCGTCATAGCCAGGCATCATCAGCTCAAGGGATCCGCCGGCGCAGAGCTTCGGCATTGGGACGGGATTAACCTGATCCACGCGCGGGATGTGCGGGACAAAATGGGTCGAGCAGAGCGTCTTCTCGGCGACATCACTCGGCATATCGCGCAGGACGGGATAGGGATCGCCGTCACGGGGCGACTTCATCTTGTAGGGGGCGAAGTAATCGAGAGCCCAGGAGCAGAACATGGGAGCCGACATCGGCAGCATCGAGTGCTTCTCGGGGTCGGGGATGACCATGAGACGATCGCGGCGCAGGAGCGGCGAGCCCTGCAGATGGAAGGCGACGGTCTTCATCCACGAAGTCAGGATCTCGTCGTCCTGGGGGAGCGGCACCATCGGCAGGGCGCCATACTTCTTGCCGAGCTTGCCGCAGAGCACCTCATGGACAGGCTGAGGCAGCAGTGGCGCGGAGGGCACTGGTTCCTTGGATGGTTGGGCGGATTCATGACTCATTCGGGCTGTTCCTCAGGGGTGTCAGAAGGTGGTTGAGAGGGTGAGATCTGTTCGGCATCGGGCTTTGAGAGAGCACTCCAGGCCTCCCACGCCTCGTAGAAGACGGCCATCAGGTCATGGGTGACGCCGGTGGAGTCGACCACATCGGGCCAGCCGCACTTCTTGAGGAACTGCTCCCACTTCCAGAGAGGAGCCTTCCCCTTGGGGGCGGCGCCACCACGGACGAGCGCCTTGGCGGCAAAGGCGGCGATAGGGGTTCCTCGCGAGCGCTGCGAGGCGAGCCACTTACGGAAGGGAGGCAGGACCTTCTTCCGGCGGGCGGGGATCTTAGAGCGCAGGAGATCGCGGAAGGCCTCGCGCTCCTCGGGAGAGAACCCCTTGATGGCATCATTGAGATCCTTGATGCCCAACGAGGGCCAAAAGCCATGGACGCGATGCCCATCCTCCTCGAGCTGGAGGGAGAAGGATTTGCCTCCCGAGAACCACCCGGCGCCGGCACGGTCATGGTCGGCGATCAGGAAGAACGTGCGCTTCTCGATCCCCTCTGTGCCATCGGGGAACCTCACACGCGGGAACGACTCCAGAAGCTTCACAAACGAGGTGGCGCCCCTGAGGCCAAAGACCGCGGCATTCGCAGGGAAGGATGCCTCCCAGCCCATGACATCGACCAGAGCGAGGGCATCCCACTGACCCTCGCAGACAAAGACATAGCGGATCGTGTGCATGAGATCCTCATGCGACATATTGAGCGGGCTCTTGGGGAGGATCCGGAACGGCCAGGCCCCGATGCCACCCGGTCGATAGCGCCACGAGGCACGGGCCGAGTCATTGCCACGCGTCTTGGGGGCTAGACGGACATGCTCCCCCATCTGGGCTCCATCGGCTCGGATGATGGCAAATGCCTCACGCCACTGATTCTGGTAGATCACGCGGCCGCAGAGCCCGTGACGGGCAGCCCAGTCGATCACCTCACGACGGATCCCGCGCCACGAGGCCCAGCGATCCAGCTCCTCGCCTTCCGTATAGAGACGGGCACAGGAAGCCTCCCAGGCACGCAGGGCAGCCTCACCGAGCGGTTCCACGACAGGAGCTGGAGCGACCTCCTTGCGGGGAGCCTGCACAGGCAGATGCGTGACGGGACGATTGCCGGTGAGACGCTCCAGGGCATCCTTGACGCTGCCTCCATGACGAAGCCGCAGGTAGGTGATGGCATCGCCCTTGGCATCACAGCCAAAGCACTTGAACCACCCTCCCCCCGCCTCGTCATGGACGTGCATCGAGGGCGTATCCTCGATGTGGAACGGGCAGCAGCAGACCAGGGCGGCTCCGGAGCGCTGCAACTCGATCCCCTCGCGCTCGAGCACGACCCTGAGAGGGACGCGCTCCTTGGCGAGACGGATCTGTTCCTTGATGTCGAGGGAATCAACCACGGGATCCAGATCAGAGGACCGGCGACTTGGATGGGGATCGGCGCTTGCGAGGATTCTCCTTGGGAGGAAGCAACTCGATGATCGCGTCGAAAAAATGCTCATTACCGGAAACGATTGAGGAATCGCCCGTGGTAACGATATAAAGCCCCGACCAGAGGGCCACGCGATGCTCCCTGGTTCCAAGTCGGCGCTGGCGAAAGAGGCGCTGGAGTGTGGGGATCTTTTTTACGTTGTCATAGACCACGCACATCCCGGTTGGGAAAAAGCCCTTTTCATGAAAGACGCGATCGCTAGGCGAGATTAGGAATCGGGGCGTCAGTAGATTCGACTCGGCGATGATTTTTGCCAGTCGCGTCTTCCCAGAAGCTGCTGGGCCATGAATCAGGATGGCCCCCGGAAGATTTGCCCACCTTGCATACAGCATGTCACCGCATAACCCGGCCGGATTATTGGCAAATCGGAACGAACGAAGAAGCTGATTGGTAGTCATTGGGGTGGTTGGTTTGGGGTGGATTGGGGTGGTTTGGGGTGCCGGTCTTTCCCGGCTTGTCACCTAGTTGATGAGCGCTATAGCGGCTGGTTCCGCGCAGTTGCGAAAACGCTCTTTCGGGCCGTGCCTTCCTGCACAGTTGCGGCCATCCCTTCTATTTCGGTGCAGCGGGAGAAGGTCATGGTTCAGAGCTTGAGCCCGTCGGCGCAGGGCCCGACGACCGTATTGGTTGGGTTGTAGCTCTCCGGGTAGCAGGTACGGCCCTCATTGAGCCGCTTGAGGTCCATTCCGAACCACATGATGGCTTCCTGTAGTTTCGTGATGGCCAAGGCCCTCTCGCGACTTTGGGGCAAGCTCTTTGCTTTCTGGAGCAGAGCGTCGATCCCGACGCGAAGCTCTTTGTTGGCAATGATGCCTTTTTCGATGAAGTCTTCTTCCATGGTGTGCTGTTGGTTTTGGGTTGTTGTCCGGCTATCGGCTCATTCTGTGAAGCGAGGTGGCACGGGGATCTTTTTCGATGAAGTGCTTGAGTTCTTCGGGTTGTTTTCGGAGGCGATTCACCTCCTTCTTGCCGTAGGTGCGCCTCAGATACCTCTCCAGTGGTCGGTTTTTATCGAGATTGACGACAGATCCGGTCAGGGTGATCCCAAGGCGTGTTCCACTGTCGCACTGGATAAACTTCCCACGGTGCTCCAAAGGGATCTGCCCGTGAGCCAGGACGCGACCGCGCAGGGGCTTCTTCGTTTTTTCGGGCTTCGGATCTTCCGAGGCAGTGATGGTGTTGCACTCGCTCATGGGGTTACTCTCCGGAGCGCTTTTCGAGTTCCTCTTCTGCGGCGGCGATCGTGTCGCGGATGGGGCCGACATCGGTGAGGAACTTTTCAAGGTGAGCGGTGGGCCAGGTGGTGAGGTTCTCACTACCGCCGATCTGCGAGGTCCAGCGCTTCCAGTCGAGGATGGCGGCCTGGTAGTTGGGGATACCGCTGCCGCGGCCCGAGAGATCCTCGAGATCCTTCTTCTTGAGGACCTTTCCGGCTTCGATCGAGCGCTTCAGCTCGAAGCCCGTGAGGTGGTGATCGATGGCTGCCTTGAGCCAACGGGTCTGCTCGGCCAATTCAAGGCCGCTCACGACAAAGTAATGCTCGTCGGTGAGCTTGCGGGAGCGCAGGCCACGGGGAACCTTCGCGATCGCCATGGCGCGCGAGACATCGGCTTCGAGCAGGTGGCTCTCCTCAAGGGCGAGCTGGAGCTGCTTCTCCCAGCCCTGGCGCATGGCATAGGCCAGCGAATCGCTCAGGACGAGGACCATGTTGCTCTTGAAGAAGGCCACCCCCTTGAGCAGGGAAGCGATCTCCTCCATCGTGGTCCCTTCGGGGATCACGAGCCCATCTCCATCCCAGGAGACCGGCTTGCCTCCAAGGGCGAGAAGTTCCCCGTTGAGGGTCGGTGATGCGACCTCGGTTTCAGTTGTTTCCATATCGGCTATTCCTCCAATGTTTGTCTGATTGAGCGCGGCTATAAGACGCGCAGGTTTCTTCGTCTCTCATGTGACTGCCACCCGGCAGCCCCAAAGCTTTCTTCCACCACTTGGCGGACTTACTGATGGCCTGTTTGGACAGGCCGGTTTTTAATGCCCAGGCCCGCATCGTCCCCATGCCGCTGGTGATGGCCAGATCGGTGGCGTAGGCGAGGCCGGCGGCGAGAAGTTTCACATTGCTGCGGCCGAGGAAGGCCCCGGCGATCGTGATGATCACCCCGGCCTTGCGCTTCTCGGATTCCCGGATGAGTCGCTCCTCGTGCCAGACCGCGATCTCGCGGGCGAGCTTCGGGGAGAGAGGCAGGAAGCGCTCGCGGATCTCATCGGCGGCACTATCGATGGCCCCGGGGAAATCCTCGGTAAACGAGGCCATCGAGGACTCCGCGGCATCGCGGCTGATTCCGATCACCTCACGGCGACCACGCCCACGGGATTGGAAGTTGGGCAGCTCCGGCACGGAAGCGGATCCCAGGGCTCTCCGCTGCTCCGGCGTGAGGGATCTTTCAAATTCCTCGTACTGCATCAGGTAGTCCATGTTCATGCGGGTCACATGGGAGTCGTAGGTGCTTTCCGAGGACACCTCCTCCTCCTCATCCTCATCGGAAGAGGGCTCGTCATCGATGGGGGCCGGAGCAGCGGGAACGCGAAGGAGTGCCTCCGGGTCATCGTCGTGGATCTCTTCGTCGGGATTCATAGGTAGGTGTTGATCTGGGTGAAGATTTTGGTTTCGAGACGATGCGTGCGACCGCAGCGGGGACACAGAGCGCGGATGTCAAAGACCTCGACCTGCCAGGGCATGCCCATCGAGTACGTCTGATAGCTCTGCAAAAGCTCCTTGCGGCGGACATTCAGAGGCAACGGGCAACCCCTTCGGTGCAGCACCCGCCAAACAGCGCGGATGGCGATGTCTAAAAATCCTCGGGTGTAGAGGAGATCGACGGCACCCCACCCCGCAAGCATGCCCAACAAGAGGGATAGGATCGGGGCGGCGCTCACTTGAGGCCTCCTTCCGCGTCAACCCGAGCGGCGTCAGCAGGCGCGAGTTTCTCGATCAGGTAATCGGCAACATGCTCGGCGTAAGACTGGGGATCCGACTGGCGGAACCCCTCACTGATCAGAAATTGATTAGGAGAGAGATCCCACTCCTCGCGCCACTCGCGCAGAACGGAGACCAGGCGCTCCCGGGAGAAATAGACGATCATGACACCCTCCCTGCATTTGCTTCTGCTTGAACCCTGCAGAAATGAACGCTTTTCCTTTCCTGACCGCGCTTTCCCACGCATGGCTCCCATGATCCAGCGCCGCATTTTCTGCAGGGATGAAACAACCGAAGGAATTTTTTCATTTCCCACTCCTTTTCCATGAGGGGTCCTTCTTCGACCTAACAAAGCAGACGCGACGGCCGCCGACAAACAGCTCAAAGGGCTCAGGATTCCCATCAAAGGCAACCCACAAACAATCGGGAATCTGCAGATCCGGATCTCCGACAACTGAACATGTGACCTCGCCGAAAACCCCTAAAAAATAGACCGTCCCACCCTCCGGAGGCAGCTCATGGAGATGCACCTGATGGACCGGATTGCGGCCAAGATTGGCCAGCCATAGAAGCGCGTTGCGGAGAGCCTTCATGCGTGCCTCCCGCAGTAGAGCCCCTTGGTTCCCTTGCCGTTCTTGTGCCCGCACTGCCAATGACTCATCAAGCCGACAATCGCCCTGATACAGCGGGAGGGATCGAAGTCGGATCCATAGAGCGCAGCAGCCGCCTTGCGCGACTTTGGCTGGGCTATTGGCAGCGCAAGCGGCCTGACCACATGGGCGGGCTCATAGCACTTCATGGCATGGGGGGCGGAGTAGAGCCGCACCTCCTCACGCACCACTTCGGCAAAAAGACGCACCTCGGGCCGCAGGGCCACCGGACACGTCGAAAACTTGCGGCACTCCTCGGCATCGCAATAGCAACGCCGCAGAAGGGGTGTTGCGGAGCCGCTCATCGGGCACCTCCTTCAGTCGCCGGGATGATCTCGTCATCACGGTCACGGTTGAGGGATTCAATCCGGCGGATTTCCTCACGCTTGGCGGAGGAGACAAAGGGCCAGAAGCTCGAGCACCGAGAGGCACCCGAGGGCAGATCGAAGAGCGAATAGCTCTGGAAGAGATCGCTTGAAGGAGCCTGCTTCCTCCAGCAGAGGACTTCGGAGGGGCACCCCTCCGTGGCGCATTTGGTAAGATCGCTCATGGTTCAAATGATCCCGTCGAGGAGATCGTTCCTTTTTCTGGGTGCTGATGACTCATCGGGCGGCAGAGCGGTAGACCGGATCCGTAGACCCGTCTGGCGCTTCAGGCTGGCTTGCTCATATCCCGTAAAGCGGAGATACCAGTTCCAGCAGCGGCGCAGGAGAGAGGGGCGGGTGCTCATTTCTTGAGAGCCCTCCAGGCAAATGCCGAGACGAGGACAATCCATGTTCCCGCAACGATTGCGGCAAGGCGGCGTTCGTGAGTGCTCATGGGGTCATGCAACGGCTGTTTGGATCGCGGCGACCGACTTGCGCATCTCGGCAAATCCGGCGAGGGCCTCTTCCTCCGAAAGGATCTCCGATGGGCGGATGTCGCTTTCGTGCAGGGCGAGCTGGAGCTGGGGAACCTTCCAGTTCCAGAGATCCTTGATGCTGTAGATGCGGCGCGTGCGGCATCCATTGAGGCGAATCGCAAGCTGGCCTCGGGTGGTGTCGACCTCCAGAACCACCGAACGGTCAGCGCCACGATGGGCGACAGTGACCTTCGGCATCCGGACGGATCGGCGAGTGCGGCGGCGGGGTGACATGGCGGGGTGTCTGGGGTGGCGGGGAGGCCCCTTGAAGGGAGCCTCCCCAGAGTGGATTAGGAGACGGCTTGATCGTGGGAATCCACGGATGAGGAGGCCGGGGTATCGCCCTGAGGCGTGGGGTTGGCGGTTTCCTTCTGCCACCTGGCTCGATTGATGAGGAACTCATGCACATCGTTCACGACGGCGTACTCACCCCTGTTGAAGGAATCGACGAGATGCTTCCAGATCGTGTTTAGACGGCTTTCCGCCTCTTGAATTCCAGGTTCAAGCCTCTTGATCTCCTGATTGGCGTAGTCACGGATGGACTGCAGCTTTTCGATGGGAAGAAGCTCGATTAGTTTGGAAATCTCGACTCGGACGGAGGCAAGATTGGGTTCGACGGATGGGGTGTCACTCATGGGATGTGGTTCGGGTTCACCAAGGGGGGGATTCCCCTTGGAAATTCAGTCACAGGGCGAGAGCCATGGGTGCCCTCAGAAGCACACGGCGGCACTGCCCGGGAGAAAATCCGCAGCCGCAGAGACGAGCGCTCCCTGCGAAGCTTTTTGACGTAAGCCAAGGCCGCATCCAGACACGGATCAGCGGCCACCTTCCTGCGACGGTTCCTGAAGAAAAATTCCAGCCAAGAGGCCAAAAACGACGCCAGATCGCGCCTGCCCCAAACAAGAACCAGGGTCAGAGCCCCTAAAAGGAGGGCAATCACAGGGCACCCCCCTTCACTGTTACCCAGGGCACACTCTGGGGCACACTAGCCGCTACACCCTGATAAACAGAGGAGCTGCCCCGCATGGATTTGAACCATGAAACTCGCCTCCAAAGGGCGATGTGTTACCGTTACACCACAGGGCACCGATAGCTCTTTTCTAAACAGCGAGCCAATCATCGGCAACGAGAAATCTCCATGGGAAGGAATGAGCAGGGTTCCAGCGATCCCAATTAACCTTCTCATCCGCCCCGCTCTCTAGTTGATTGGTGTCTTGGCATCATGACAATGAAACTCCGCAACAGGCTGATCGCGCTGCTCTGCCTCATCATCTTTATCATCCTGGGCGCA